CATTAGATAATTTCTAAAATCGCTGGGTTTCATTAGATAATTTCTAAAATCGCTGGGTTTCATTAGATAATTTCTAAAACCTCACAATCTAGGCGGTACATAACCACTGGCTTAGCCAGGTTAAACCAAGCGACTTTGAAAATTCGACCTCGTGAATCGAGCGTAGACGAAGCTTTACACGGTGGGCAATGCGATTGTGTGGATTATATTGACAATGCGTAAGCGGGGCGTATATTAAGGATTATTGAAAAGTGAGGTAGTTTTGGGCGTGTGAGTAGTAGAGTTTAGACGTTATTCAATGATGGGAATAAAAATTGCATAATTATTCAGTTTGGTGAATAAAAAGTGCATAAATATGCAAAGTGGACGATGTACTTTGAATTTTATTCAACGAAACGTGAGGTACAATAGAAATTTTATAATAAAGAAGAAAGAGGTGCACCGTGAATGGGATAGATTAGAACACTTAGAACACTTAGAACACTTAGAACACTTAGAACACTTAGAACACTGAAACGATTATGCAGACTACGTGACTAACTTAGGGTGGCTAGAAAAATTAAGAACACTAAGTAGACCTAAATGCGACTTAGTTGAACATAGCATAACTAAGAGTACATAGAATTTCCAAGCGTGACTAAGATTGTTCGGGGAGCGAAGCCAGCCCACCCACCCAACAAAAATTTGTTGTGTTTTTAGTTAGGCTATGTTGTTCTTAGTAAGGCTTGGTTGTTCGTTGCTACGCTCGCTCCGCTCGCTGCGAATATAGCTCCCCTCCTCGTTCCTCGTCGGGGCGTGGTTACGACATGGCGCGCTTGGTACCCCCGTGGGTTTGGACCGTCGGGTAGCCCGAGGGGTAAGCATAAACACAGTACTTTACACACGACTTTTCGCCAAAACCGAGAAATCCTAGCTGTACCAAGTTAATCTCTACTGTTAAAGCAGTATCAAACTAGCCTAGTTCACATCTACCGTTAAAGCACACGCAGTTTTACCAATCGAACAGAGAAATCCATGACGCACTTTGTTTTACGCACTACTCTCCACCCACCTCAACCTGTCACCGCTACTCGCAGACAGTACACCCCCAATGGACCACACCCCCTACCTACGGGGGCGTATCGCAGTCCTCTAAAAATTTTTAGGGTAAAAAATACCCCGTGGCCCAAAGTGAATTAGAAAAGCTACGGGGTTAAAATTCTAAAAGGAATCAAGAACTGCAATCTGAAAAACAACTTTTAAACTGCAAGAATCATTATACATTTTCGCTATTCCCTGTCAACACCTTTTATGTTAAGATCCACTAACAAGATTACATTATTATAAGGTGGTGCAATGAACACAGTTCAATTAAAGTTGGAAGATGAGTATCACGACAAGTTGCTCGCATTCTGTATGAGAAACGGTGCGACGAAGTCAGATGCAATTCGCTATATGATAGATACATTGAAATTAACAGGGGCGAGCGATGTCGAATTTGACAGATGGTATGACACCAGACACAACATTGCCTGACGAACCAGCATGTGCACAACTTGCAGAAAACCAAACGCTCCCGGACCTTTCCGATATTCTATCCAGCATAGACTTTAATGCTAAACCGATGGAGTACGGGAAGACTGCAAATCACGGGCACTTCCATGTTGGTAAGTGGGGCGGGCTTATTATTGAGCTTATCGCCAATCCTGCAGCGGAAGAAGCTATATTAGAAAGCTACGGCCTAACCAAGTATCAGTTTGAGAGCTTAAAAGCGAGCGCACTTTTCCAGCAGGTATATAAAGAAACAGAAAGTGCGGTACTTTCGCAGGCAGCGAGCGGGGCATTTCAGTTAGCGGCACGACGTGTGGCAGAACAAGGTCTAACTAGACTAGAGGAGATAATTGCTCGTGGTGATGATAAGGACAGCATCAAGGCCTTTGAGACAGTCACTCGCCTTGCCAACCTTGACCCTGCTGTGCAGGCTAAACTAAAAGAAGATAAAGTGGTACAAAGTGGTGTGCAACTTGTCGTAAATTTTGCTCCTGGACTTGAGCCACCTAAGGCGTTTCAGGGAGCAAACGCGACAGTGATTGATGTTCAACCGGAGAAAGTAGATGAAATTTAAATTAAGTGACAAGAATAAAGATGCCATTAAAAGTAGTGTGATGGTTGGTGTAAGCTTCGCGGTGTTTTGGTATGGGCTGGTGTCCTACGCATGGAGTGAGCACGTTAGTCCTCTATTAGTAAGTGGGGTGATGTTCGTGGTTGGCCTAGTCCTTGGGCTGGTTACTACGTGGTATACAGAGGAGTAGTACATGGCACAGATTGTGATGCCGACGTATAAGCCGTCTCCGACAGCGATAAAGTTCCATACCAGTAATGAGTTCGTACGTGGTGTTATCGCAGGGGTTGGTACGGGTAAATCAGTAATGATGATACAAGAACTGCTACGTCGGGGGTTTGACCAAGCACCTGGGCCGGACGGGGTGAGACGTACACGTATGGGGTTAGTTCGTTCGACATACCCTAACCTTCGTCTAACAACGATTAAAACATTCAGTGAGTGGGTGCCGCCATTACTTGCACCGGTTAAACAGACTGCGCCAATGACATCACGCTTTACGGGTGGGCTACCAGATGGGACACGGTTCGATATGGAGTTCGTGTTTATTGCGTTGGAAAACGTGCAGGACGTACAGAAACTCAAGTCCATGGAGTTCACGATGATTTTTATCAACGAGGCGCGAGAAGTGGCCTTTGAAGTTTTTGATACGTGTAAAGAGCGTGTGGGGCGTTTCCCACCTTATGATGAGCGTACGAACACGGGCGGTTGTACATTTAGTGGTGTGATATTCGATAGCAACCCACCGGGGGAAGACCATTGGATTGCCAAGCTTGACCGTAACCCAACGGAGAGCAGTAAGATTTTCCACCAACCTGCACCGTTTATAGAGAAGGTGAATGCCAAAGGTGAGATAGAGTATATCGACAACCCAGATGCGGAGAACTTGGAGTATTTGAACCAGAAACCACCACCGGAAGGAGTGGTGTATACGCGTGAACAACGACGTGCGTTTGGGTATGCCTACTATCGCAGACAGTTGGACGGTAAACCTAAACACTATATTGACACCGAGATTATGGGTAAATATGGGAGCAACTTCGACGGTCGTCCGGTATATCAGGAGTACTGGGCGGAAGAGATGGTGTGTGAGTATCCACTTGAAGCTAAGTACGGCTACCCTGTTATTCTTGGTATAGACACCACCGGTCTTAACCCTGCGGTGGCGTTCGGACAGTTAGAGATGGGGGTGTTGCAAATCAAACATGAGTTGTTGGCGCTCGATATGCCGTTCGTACCATTTGTACGTGACGTGTTAAAGCCGTTCTTGGCACAACATTATCCAGGGTGTCAGGTGGTGGCGTACACTGACCCTGCCAACCCACGGGATAGTAACCGAGGTGAGACACCCGTTCAGGTGCTTCGCCAGTATGGCATACAGGCACAGAACGCACCGACGAATAAATTTAAGGCGCGACTAGATAGTGTGATTAGCTTCTTGCAGCGTAGAGGTGGCTTGTTGATCGACAAGCGATGTGAGAAAATAATCAATGGCTTCCGTGGCGGCTACCACTACCGACCATTGAAGATTAGCGGAGTAGGGCAAACCTTCTCAAGTGAACCGGTGAAAAATGAGTTCAGCCATCTACACGATGCTGTTCAATACCTTTGTAACGGTATACGTCACGGTTCGGATAATCAACAAAACCAACACACTTATAGACGTTCAGCGTCCAAACGTGTGTACTAAGGGGTAGGTAATGGAAATTAAAGAACGCCTAGGTCTCGCACAAAAGATAAGCGAGAGCAAGGGAGAAAAAGCGGTTGAGTTCAAAGACAGTCTCGCTCGCATGGTGAAGTCTGACTTTGATGCTGCAGTGCGTCACAGAGCGTTACATAAGTTTGGTGACTATACTGCGGAAGAAGTACTGAATAACTGCTATGCACAATATTATGGTGAAATCCCGTGTGATATAAAAGAAGCATTCGGTAATATGCCGATGCCTAGTCTCACGCAGTTAAAAGTGAGTGCCCTTAACGCGTGGATACGTGACTTGTTGTTTGGTAGCGGTGGTACACCGTTTACGGTTGAGCCTACACCGATCCCAGAGCTTAACAAAGAGATCGAAGATGAAGTGCTTATGCGTGTCAAAGAGGTAATCTTTGGGAAAGTGGAAAATGTTATTCCGCAAACTAAGCACGACATGGAGAAACTTATTCGAGACGAGAAGAAGTACGTACGTGATGCTATGTTAGTAGCTGCTAACAACGCAGCGAAAGCGATGGAAACGGTGATGTGGGATCAGTGCATTGACGGTGGATACAACAAAGCGATGAAGAAATTCTTGCAGGACTTTTGTATTTATCCGTATGCGGTGTTAGAAGGCCCAGTACCAGAAGTGCGGACGAATTTTGTGTGGAGCGGTAACACATTGAAGGCTAAAGATGAGGTGGTATATGCGGTGAACCATGTTAGCCCGTTTGACTTTTTCTGGTCTTCTGATAGCACAGATACACAAGACGGTTCATATGTCATCGTTCGCAAGCGTTACTCACGTCAGCAGTTAGTTAAAATGGCTAAACTTGATTCCTATATAAAGGAAAACGTTGTGGCTGCACTTGAGCATTTCAGTGACCGTAACACACCGGTGAACTGGTTAGGTAGCAACCCAGAAGATTCTAACGACATTATCCCGTGGGACGGTAAGACTTCACTTGAAGTACTTAAATATTATGGGTCGGTACGTGGTGCGACACTAAAAGAGTACGGCTTAACTGAAGTCGAAGATAACGAGTACTACGAGTGTATCATTCACACGCTAGGCTGGTTCACATTGAAAGTAGTAATTAACCCTAACCCTAACGGCCATAAGCGTCCTATCTACGTAACAAGCTACGAGAAGACTGGTAACGGCATCATGGGTTACGGCATTGCACAAAAAGTGCGTGAGGTTGAGCGTGCGTTCCAAAGCTGTCTACGTGGTATGATCAAAAACATGGAGTACTCCAGTGGTCCGATTGGTGAGGTTGATTTTAGTCGTATCCAACAGTGGATCAACGACGACCAAGTGGGCGATGTAGAGCCGTTCACAGTTAACCCAGTTGACCCAGACCCAGTTGGTGGTGGACGACCTGCTTATGTGTTCCATAACTTCCCAAATAACACGGCATCACTAAGTAATGTGTGCCAGTGGTTCATGTCTCTTGCAGATATTATGACCCAAATTCCGGCAAGTATTCATGGCCAGCCAGTAGGTACAGGTGCTAACCGTACGTTCCGTGGTATGTCAATGTTGTATGGGAACGCACTGAAGGGTGTACAAAGCGGGATTACTAACATTGACGATGATGTGGTGTCTCCATTTGCTTCTACTTTATATATGTACAACCTCAAATATAATGAGCGTGAAGATATTAAAGGTGATGCGAAGGTAGTAGCTCGCGGTGCGAGCGGTCTCATGGAAAAAGAGCTCAAGAAAAACGATATGCTTGAAGCGGCACAAGTGGTGGCGAGCCTTGCTCAAACAGGTCGAGTTAAACCTGAAGCGATTGATAAGGCAGTGGATAGAGTGTTACAAGCACTCGACTTGGTTGACTACGACCTTGACGACATCATGGATAAGATTGGTGGAGAGGACGAAGCACAAGTTGACCCAATGGCAGTGTTACAGAGCCAACCACAGCCTGGCCAACCACCGGTTGAACAACCTCAGCAGTAATTAAATAAAAAATTTTACGTAAGTTAGTTGCTACTTACTAACTTCTGTAATAGAATATGTTGTAATCTTAAGATAGGGGAAGAACTATGAGTTCACTTAATGGACGTAAAATGAAGCTTGGCGACGTAGTTTACGACGTGCTAAAAGGCATGGGCCAAGTAGTTCGAGACGGTGGCGGCACACTTAACGTGGTAGTACGTTTCCGTGAAGGCGATGAGTTATCATATGCACAAGATGGCACATTCCAAGGAGAAAAACGCTTGTATTGGAAGCCACCTTACATCTTAGAGCCACGCGGCCCAAATGATAAAGCCTATGACGATGCCATCGCATTAATCACACCTATCTACAATAAGTTGGTAGAACGTGAAGCAGGTAATCAATAAGTGGCAAGACTTCATCTGGAGCAAGGTAATTGTTCCCGTTGCAGACTTGTTTAGACTAGAGTGCGAATATTGCTGGTGGTGGCGTGGATTCTTAGTGGGTTCAATCGTAGCATCAGCACTGTTCATTTTGTTTATAAAGGTATTGGAGTTGCTATGACTTGCCAAATTACAACAAGCCGTAAGGCTGGTAATACAGTTCAAGCACAAGAGCCGAATGTGTTGTTCAATGCACGATCTAGCAACACAGTATCGCATATCTTCCACGTAGACCCATGTGTTCCGGTGAAAATCTGTACATTTGGGTTAGGTGCAGAAGACGCACTTGTGTTACACAAAGTTCACCCTAAAGCAGGCAATATGCCACAAGGCTATGGCTGTATCTGTAGTGCAGAGCCTGGTTCTTCTGTTAATATTGAAATGAGTGAACCGTTTAAAATTAACGGTGAAACTGTTGAGTTAACAGCAAAAAACAGCGCAGTGTTCCTAACTATCCCTGGTTTATTCATTCTTGAGATGAAGAACAAATCAATGTTAGGCAAAGTATTCTGTACTATCACAGAAGTAGAGTGTTGCTGCTTACCAAATAAATTAATTATCGGTAATTAATTATGTCAAAACCAGTTCAAATAATCTCGCCAAAATCAACCTCAACGCTATCTAGAGTATTCCAAGTATACCCTGGCTATGCGATGGTGATTTCGTCATTTAATTTCCAAGGCGAAAAACACAATGATGTAGGCGATGTGATTGAAGACGGAGACTGCGCTGTACTACACAAGATTAAAGTAGAGCATGGTGATATGCCACACGGTAATGGCTGTGAGGACGGAGAATGTCGTCAGTGTATATTTGAGCCGGAAGAATTAAAGATCGTCAGTTCTGAGCCAGTTATGTTATGTGAGGATACTATGGCTCACTTTTGTGGCCAGAACTTGACGGTTCTTTCCATACCTGGATACTACGCGTTTGAGTTATGTCGCGAAGCGTCGTTAGGTAAAGTGACTATTGAGGTAGAAGAAATTACTGCCGAGGTAGCGAAATTAATTCCACAAAACTTTTTCCATGGAGCATAAGATGTCAAGTTGTATGAAATGTGGTAAATCAGCAGGTATTCCTTCATCTATCCCGATGAAAGATATGCGTACTGGTACAATGCGTTCGGTGCAAACTAGTGCTGACTTAGCTATGGCTAAGCCTAAACTTAAAGACCAACGCGGTATGAACCAAACTAAACTTAACGTGAAGAACCCAGTACGTGGCTAAGATTAGATTTGGTTGTTACGATGTAACAGAAGAAGATATGAATTTGTTGACAAAGCTGTTCGCAGACCCGCTTGCAGCTCAACAGTTCGTATCTTTTTTGAATAAAGTTCAGCGTAGCAATGAGAAGTTGCATGATACTACGGCGAAGATGTATTTAATGACAGACACACCGGAGCATCGAGCAATGGCACTTACCTACCGAGGCAAGGCAGAGTTTGCGTTAGAAATGGCGCAATTAGTTAAACAAGTCAATAAATAGGACACGGATTTATGGCTAAATATCAATTCGCAGAACAGGCGCGAAAAACACTGGAAGAAAACGGAGTTGTGATTAACGACGATGGTACGACAGGATTCGCAAAACAGCCTGAACAATTTGTTGTAGGTGATGAAGCAAAACCAGCGGAAACTCCTGCACAAGAAACACCACCTGCACAGGTGGAAGAACCGGCTAAACCAAATGCCGAAGAAACTCAAGCAGAGAAAGACGAGCGTGATCGTTTAATCGAGATGCAACGTCAAGAACTGGAAGAGTTACGTGCGAAAGCTAACCAAGCACCAGCACAAACACAGCCTGCTAAGTCAGAGCGTGAGACAGAATTAGAAAATGAACTTGCTGCACTTCGTGCACAGTTATCTGAGAAAGAGACTGCACAGTCTGCAGACGAGTTCCGTGCGATGCTAGAAGCGCAAGGTTTCGACAGTGAAAATTTAGATGACGACGTATTGTTAGAAGTACGTGAACGTCTTATCGCCCCAACAGCGAAGAAATTATCTGCGTTAGAGCGACGTTTAGCAAAAGCGGAAGAAAAATTCCGTGAGCCTACACCAGCAGAGCGTTTAGAACAAACTAAACAAAAGGTGTACGGTGAAATTAAGAAAGAAATTCCTGACTTCGACACTATCTTTAACTCAAAAGAGTTTAAAGAGAAGTTGGCAGCCAGTGATGACCGATTCCCTACAGCAACTTATGGCCACGCGTTACAAGAAGCTTTAGAGAACGGTCGTTCAGATTTTATTGTCCGTGAGATTAAAGCATTCATGGGCGGTAAAAAAGACCCATTGTCTGCAATCGCAGACGTGAGTGGGTCAAACGGTGCAGGTAAAGCAACCGAAGCGAAAGCAGAAGAAAGTGGCTTTACATTCACTGATGAGGAAGCTAGAAAAATGTTGAGAGCATTCCAAATGCGTGATATTTCTCGACAGGAGTATAGTGAATATCGATCAAAACTGGACGCACATCGTCTAGGTAAATAACACAATAGGAGCTAACAATGGCGCAAGCAGGTTTAGGTTCAGCGTCCGGTTATGGCAGTATCCACGATACTCCTCTCGCAACGAAAGGTTACCATAGCCGTATCATTGAACGCGGTTGGGAAAAAGACATCTTAGGTGAGATCGTTAATACCCGTATCGTAGCGCAAGCATTCGACTGTAACCAAGTAGTAGAATTCATCTTACAACCAGACGTAGGTCCATGGCGTAAGTATGAAGATAACCAAGTTATCAAACCTGACACTGTACAAATCACATCTGTACAAATGACTCTTTGTAACCAAGCTTACAAAGCAATCAAAATTGATAACAACTTACAACGTAACCTTTGCCAATTCTGGTCAAAATTCGAAGCAGGTTTCTTAGATTCTTGCTACCGCGAATTATCTGGTATGTGGCACAGCTTCGTATTATCAGCAATGGTATTAGAAGCAGATCGTCGCAACAAAGGTGCGAATGCAGGTCGTGACCGCTCTATCAACTTAGGTACAGTAGGTGCACCAGTTCGCGTTACCCCAGGTAACTTACCAGTAAACTTAATGAATTTACGTAACGTATTAGTACATAACAGCCGTTGGAAAAATGGCGAAATGTTCTTAATCGTTCCACCTGAATTCAGCAACGTAGTGATCCAGTCTGAATACCGTTTAGCTGCGGATATTTCATGCTGTAAAGATCCTTCTATGTTGTTAACTGGTGAATTACCGGGACAATTAGCAGGCTTCCGCGCAATCGAGTCTATGCGTACAATCAGCGCATTCGACCAAGCGGTAAACAAACAAGCGTATTACATCTTAGCGTTCTGGAAAGAAGCGTTTGCTTTCTATGGTGACATCACCGAAGGTCGTATCATTGAAGATAAAGACTACTGGGGTCGTCAATACCAAATGGCAGCGTTGTGGGGCGGTAAAGCAATTTACGGTGATGCAATCGCAGTTGGCTATTGGACTTTTGAGTAAGGAGTTTAAAAGATGGCAGATGCAATTCTTACATTAGGCGGCCCATACCGCTACAACCGTTCTTCTACTGCACGTCAAACTGTATATGGAACAGAGAGCAACGGCGTACCTGAACGTATCGCTGGCGAATATATGCATGGTTTCTTCACCGTGGGTAACTCATTAAACCCATTATTCAGTGAAGGCCAAGCAGAAGCGTTAGAAACTGCTAAAGTAGGTGCCAATGACTTTATTCACCTATTTGAAGTGCCGTCTAACCACACTTTAGTGGACTTAGCGGTACGTGTAGTTCCAGTTCAAGCAGAACGTGGCTACCAAGGTAAAGCAAACGCTGACGGCTTAGTAGTTTCTGTAGAAGCTCGCGAATACAGCAAAGAAACATTGAAACCTACAGGTACAACCTTAGAGTTAGTAGATGACTTAAGCGGCATTCCAGCTAACGCAGAAGCGTTCAAACGTAGCGCAGTAAAACCTGCAAGTGCAGGTCACTGGATCGAAAGCGACAAGTACGTAGTTATCGGCTTAAAAGTTGATAGCTTACCGAACGGTAAAGAAGTTAAATTGTCAGACATCACTGCTCGCATTGAAGTGACTGGTCACGCGTTTGACTACGAATGTCCGATTCACGTGTAACCACGGGGCGTGGGGTAACACCCACGCTTTTAAACTATGGCACGAAAATATGCGGATCTAGCCCGTCAAGCTAGAGAACGTTATAACCAACAATCAGATGGAGACCAAGAAATGGCTCAAGACACAATGAATGTTGCCCCACCAATGGCAAAGAAAGCACAATTTTTACGTGACGCAGACGGTACAATCTACCCATGGGTTCCTGAATTAGCGGCACGTGGTGACCTAGTCGCAGCGTATGACCCTGAAAAACCAGATGCATTCGCGGAAGACCAAGCACAAATTGCGTTGAATCGTGAATTAGAAATCGCGAAAGAACGCGCTGACGCAGAAGAAGTAGCTCGCCTTGAAGCACAAAAACGTGCGGAAGAAGAAGCAGCGAAACGTGCGGAAGCAGAGCAAATTGCACAGGCTAACCAACGTAACTTAACCCAAGCACAAGAAGCGTTAGCCCGTCAAGAAGAAGAACACGCGAAGAAAATCGCAGAGCTTCAAGCACAGATTGATGCAATGGCCAAACAGCAAGCGGAAGTTGCAGTGGAAGCGAAAGCACCTAAAGCGAAGGCTAAAAAGGTAGAGAAACCAGAGCCTGTAGCGGAAGAACAAATTAACTTTGAAGAAGTGGACGACTAATGACAACGATCAATGACTTGATTGTACGCGCAGCGCGTGACTTAAACGACTATACAGACGAAGTGCCGAATAAACAGTTCCAACGTTGGACGCAAGAACAACTACTAGGATACTGGAATGAAGCGCTTTGTGTGATGTATACGCTCAACCCGAGTAAATTTAAGTGCGCCAAAGTTGCTAAATTGAAACCTGGTATTAACCAAGTGTTTGATGCATGCAAGCGTGTACTATCAGTCATTGGTGTAAGCGACAAAGACGGAAACGTGCTGTATGAAATTGAGAAAGATACAGACGATAAGAAGTTAAAGTGGGGTGGTTATCGTCCACGTCACTGTACGACGTTTACACACAATCGTGACTTTAAGTTGACAAGTTATCGTATTTTAACGGATAAGGACGGCTCGGTTATGGTTAAACCAGCCGTACCTTATGGTATGGACGTTCATCTCAAGTTTATGTGTGAAACACCACCGCGTGAATTTGAGATGAACAATTTAAGTGCTGACGTTGCACAATCAAACTGCATCGACGTGGCAATGGGCGTACACTGGGTACTTTTCCGGGCATTGATGGTAGACGAAGAAAGCCAGTCGTCAAACTCACTCGCAAGTCAGCACTTAAACTTGTTCTTTAAATTACTTGAAGTTAAGACAGAGACCGACAAAGACAGTAACTACAATCTTGAAGGGTTACCTGCAGTACTTAAGCAGTTGGTTGCTAGAGAAGTGGCTCGATACCAGTTGGGGATTAAATAATGTTAGACCAAATTGAAACCGTACCACTGTCTTATTTTATTGACGAACTTATGTTGCTCGATGGGATTGAGCAACCTATGGCAGAAGACTATATTCGCAAGGCAGCAATTGACTTCTGCACGAAGACACAGATTATCAGACGTAAGCTAACTATTGAGCTAATTGCGTGTGCTGATGAATATTTAATGGATCTTGAAGACTGCGACCGTGTGGTGAGTATTCAAGAAGCCTGTGGGTACGAGGTGTTAAACAAAGAGCCTTGTGCTATGCCAGTTTGCAGCGGGCACTACATTTGGTACGTGTCGCCAAATAGCTTGAAAGTTAGCCCTACGCCTGTTGAAAGTGGGAACAAGTTAAGGGTTGTGGTGTCCGTTGCGCCAACACAAGATTGTTGTGAGTTAGATGCAGTGTTGTATCAGAACTATAGAGAAGCGATTATCGACAAGGCATTAGCTATGTTGTATCGCATTAAGCAGGCACGTTGGTTCGACTTAAATCTTGCGACAATTCACGAAAAAGATTATAAACAAGCTATCGTCCAAGCTGGTGCAGACAGACTGCTAGGTGTGAGACGAGGTAAGATTCGATTAAGATCAGGTGGTATTTATGGCTAATTGTGGTTGCAAACCGTGCAGTAAAGAAATGCCGGCAAGTAAGACCAAGTGTAAGCAGTTCTCGCTTTGTGTAGGAAACAAATCACTGCACTATGACGGGAACTGTTTATTTGTAACTGATAGAAAGTATAAAATCCCAGACGGTACATATACGTCTGTTACGTTCAAAGACGGTTGCATCGTAGGCGTAGACAAAGCACCTTTGCCTATTTATACCCCACAAGCTTGTTGTGACGGTGCAGCGCCTGTTACGGAAGTGCGTAGTGAGCCATTAACTGTCGCAGAAGGCGCAGGTAACTTAGCGGTAATCTCTGGTAACAAACTGACCGTTGACCCAGTGTGGAAGACAACTAAATCTGTAAACGTCAGCGGAGTAGGTACATCAGCTAACCCATGGAAAGCTGAAGTTGTACTAGCTAACCAGCACAACAGAATCGTTGCGACCGAACAAGGACTTAAAGTTGAGCTAGAGTTTGGTTCGTCTGATACGGTGAAACTATCTGGATCAGGTACAGTTGCCGACCCGTACAAGTTCGCAGTGGATAAGTTGCAAGCGACACTACCTGAAGTAAATAAAGCTGAAGTATTAGGTAATGGGTTTACCATTACGAAAACAGGTTTATTCAAAACAACAAATCCTGACTTGGAGTTAATTACTAACCTTCAGTTCTCTACCCCAGCTCTGACAGCGACAAACGCAGGCGTGGCGACAGTAATAAGTTTACATGAGGACGAATTAGTTACGGCAATTATCGCAAGTCCTACAGCGTTGCAGAAATTGAAAACAGCACTAGGAATCTAACATGAACTTGTTGTACAAGAACTTCAAAGGACTAATGCCACGATATGATGACCATCTCTTAGGAGATGGTTTTGCCACAACTGCGGTTGATGTAAATTTATGGCACGGTACATTACGTCCGTTTCGTGAGAAGAAACTTTGTCATGCGATTAAAAAAACCACGAAGTCTGTCTTTTATGACAACTGCTGTTGGAAAGAGTTTGACAAGTGCGTTGAATTTACGCGAATGAATACGACGTGTGGAAGACAAGTTGTGACAGGGCTATTCGACTATCCGGCAACTGCGTGTTCCGACGAGTGCAACCCAAAATGGATTCGCCTAGGCTTACCTTCTCCGAAAGGTACATTAACTGTTGAGCGTTTAGATCCGCTAAAAGATATTCAGCACTGCTATGCAGAGAACTTAATTGATGCGATAGACTACCAACGTGTGTCACGTTCATACGTATACACTTACGTAAACAGTTGCTGTGACGAAGGCCCACCAAGCCGACCAACAGAGCTTATCGACGTTGATGACGGTGGTCGTGTAATGCTAAGTGGTTTCACCACACCTTCACCTGAATACGGTGTAGAGAAAGTGCGAATTTATCGCCTTGCGAGTGGTTTTGACCAAACTAATACCTCGATTGAAAACTTCATGATTGAGGAAAAGAACGCACTAAGTGAGTACTACTTAGTTGCGGAAATTAATATCACTGATGCAGCGTATGTAGATGACAAGCACGATTACGAACTTGGTTATGCACTTGAGACGCAGGAGTATGCAGAACCTCCTAAAGACTTGCGTGACATTGTCACAATAGATGGTACACAGCTTGCTGGTATTACGAGTGGTAACAAGATTAGATTCTCTACCCCTAACTTTCCGCACGCTTGGCAGGAAGCAGACGAGCTTACAATCCCAGATACTGCTCAAGCCTTAATTGAGTTTAATCATAACGTCATTGTACTAACCTGTGGTGCGGTGTATTTAATTGAACCGATTGAAGACTGTAAAACAGTTGGTTGCCGCAGAGTTCGTAAGACGATTGAGGACTATCCACTAGTTAGTTGCTGTGGTGGTCACGGGTATGCGTTGACACCTAAAGGGGTGGTTTATGCGTCTATTGAGGGGTTGATCCTAACGGACGGTATCCAAGCGACTAACATCACTTCACCCTACTTCGCACCTGATGATTGGCAAGCTTTGCACCCTGATCGTATGAGTGTTGCATACAACGGAGATAGTATTTATTTCTTCAGTGACGTGGCTGGATATTGTCTACAATTCCCAGTTAGTTTAGCAAGTTGGGACAATTCACATCTTATCGCACTTTCTGATCGTCCACAGTTTGCCTTTGGCGCGAACGACGAGTTATATCTTGTAGAAAAAGACGGTGTGTATCGCTGGGATAGAGGGGATAAATTCCGTCCGTACAAATGGGTAGGTAAGAAAGAGATTTCCCCAACACAGATAAACTTTGCTGGTGCGAAAGTAAGCCGTTATAATGACGGTGATGTGACGTTCAGACTAACTGGCGACAACATCTTAATTAAAGAGTATCAACCAGTGGAAACCGAGAAGTTCCGCTTACCTAGCGGTCGCAGAGACGTAGAGTTTCAAGTTGAACTAACAGGTACTGCGGAAGTATATCAAGTTGAGTTATCCACAAGTTACAGAGAGTTAGGCACGGTATGAAAGTACAAACAGTAAAATTCCCACAAACCCCAGAAGCAACGTTGGAAGAAATCCATTCACTACGTGGATTGTTAGATAAATATCACATGGAGCAATTCGGTACTGCTGATGTGCTCCCGTCAGAGATGTTAGCGATTATGTGGCACTCTGCACAGATTGACTTCATTGAAGCATTAAATGACGCAGACGAACGCATCGGTCTCGTCATGGTAAGTATCTATTCTAAAGTTGACGCCACTCGCGGTGCAAACATTATGGCCGCGTATGTAGAAGAAGACTACAGATCGCAAGGTGTATTTAAGCAAATGCTTAGCCTGGCCAAAGTAGTGTACCGTGCGAGAAATATCCTTACCTTGGACTTAACTGTTCCGCTACAAGTAGATGCGAGCTGGTTCGGTAAGGAGCACACAAAAACGTACAGATTGGAGTTATAGTAAATGGGCTGGCAAGAAGTTCCGATTAGTGGTAGTTCGTCTACCTCACCAACTGGTACACCTGGTGCTGCGGTAACTCCGCCAGCACCTACAAGTACGAGTAACATTCCGGAAGATAAGTTCCCTGGTGCATTAAACGCTGGGTGGACTGATTATTACCAATGGGCCAGCAAAGACTATAGTGCGTGGAGTTCTGCGTTTGATGAAGCAGAATCTGCGCGAATTGAAGAAAGTAGAAGATGGTTAGAGTACTACAATTCGGTGTATTCAGAAGATATGTCGTGGTGGAAGAAACTAACCATGTTCGCCTTGAATGGCGTACAATTATGGGCGTTGTGGAAACAGTTCCAGCAACAACGTGACTTGGCCGATAAAACACATGATATCGCAGAGCGTGTCCAGAAGATTGCGGAAGAACTATTCTCCTTTTACAAAGAGACGTACTACCCACATGAGATTGCATTGAGCAAACAGATCAATGGGTATTTCGAGAACCCATACTGCGCCAACTATTCCGGTACAGGCGACAAGTTTGATAACAACATGAAGTTAGCCTTCCGTGCAGCGCGTGAATCTGTGACAAGATGCACAAGCTCTATATGCGCTCCGTTCACTGACAGTGACAATCTCTCTTGGGAAATTGAGCAGATGCAGGCGAGAGGTAATGCACGTAACGGTGCTTATCGTTACGAAGAGCTACGCAAGGACACCAAAGATAACAAATGGCTTGAGCTTCGCATGAAGTTCATTCAGATTGGACGTAACGTTTCTCAAGACGGACAGAACGGTATCATGAAGGCGTTTAATACGTTTAGTAGCTTTGGGGCTGACCCAGGTGCTGCGCTTAGTCAAATGTTAGGTGTGTTATCTAACACCGTAGGTCAAATGATTTCTTCGCCTACTGCACCTAAGAGTGACTTATCGCAACTTAAATCAAGTAATCTATTGTATCAACCGTTCTTTGGTAACGTTATGCAGTCTGGTGACGTACAACCTGCGAAGACGCAGAAGATTACATATACGGGGTAATAACACATGGTAGCGTTTACACTCACGAACTATCAAGCCCTAGCTCAAGCACAAGGCCAAGAATACGAGAAGGCACTTAAAGCACGGGTAAAAGAAGAGTTCGACAAGAACAAGGAGAACCACCAGAAATGGGCGAGTAAGTTCTCCCAAGCCGAATCTGAACGTCGCAAGGAAGAGACCAACTGGCGTAAGTTCTACGCGAAGGTTTACAAGGAAGAAAACTCGTGGTTGAAAGAAACTGCGTTTTATATTCTAAACGGCATTCAACTTTGGGCTTTAACTCAACAGTATCAACAACAGAAAGAGATTGCTGACCGTGTTTATGACCTAGCTAACCGGCAACAACGTATAGCGGAAGAGATGTACAGCCACTACAAAGAGCAGTACCAGTCTCACGAAACAAACTTAGGTAAGCAAATCAATAACTACTTCGCAAATCCATATCGTCCGCAGTATGATACAACTGCAGGGCGATTCGTCGTAAATGCGAGAGCACAGATGACAGGTAAAAGACGTGAGGTATTGATGTGTGCCAGTCAGTATTGCACAGGTGCGACGAAGACTGCGCTACGTGACTTAGCGATCCGTGAAGCTAATCTTGTCGGTAATGCGATGAACAGTGCGGTAAAATATGAGAACCTACGTGAGCAACGCATGGAAGACAAGTGGTTACAAGTTCGCTTAGCATTTATTCAAACAGGACGTGGTGTTTCAGGCCAAGCAATCACTGGTATCGACGGTGCATTGTCTGCGTTTAGTAGGTTTGGTGCAGACCCAGGTGCAGCGTTAAGCAACTTATTAGGTACAGCCGCCTACACAATAGGTGGAATAATTCCTTCACCGAGTTATAATAGACCTGCTCCGATTGTGGAAGCAACGCCAGCTTATAGCCGTGGGTCAGCGACGACACCACGATATGTTTCATCAGTATTGAAAGGATAATTTATGTTTATTGTATCTCCAACCAAAGGTGGCTATCGCGGTGACGTAGTAAATAGTGGCTTCCGTCAAGGTCGCCAAGACGCTTACCGTGATTACATTGACAATTTCAACTTCGCATTGAAGGCTGACGCAGCTAACAACGCAGAGAATCAAAAGCAGGTTGAGCGTATTGCGAACAACTACGCGTTACAAAACCAAATGCGACAAGGTGCACGTGGCGAAGCGCTTAACTTCGTAAATGACAGCGCTAAAATCGACGACGCACTAACTGCAGCCGACATTAGCTTCGTGAAAAATGCCGAGTTACGTAACCCAGAAACTGTTCGCCAATTAGGTGAATCACAGGCTACTCAAGTTCGTGCGACGCAAAACGCGAACGAAAACAACGCTGCGTATAAAGCAAATACTGCTCAAACAATGGTTGAGCAACAACCTATCGAAGCTAACGCGCGTAAAGCTAAGTTAGAAGCAAGTACAGTGGCTAGTGAGTTCAGCAAACAGAAAGGTTCACTCGGTCTAGATTCTACTAACTGGCTATCTACCTATGGTGGTGAGAAAGGGTACGAGCCGTACATTGACAGTCTTGTAGATTCACGTGCGAACGAATTAGTCGCAGAAGCACAACAACGTGGCGAGGTACTTGATCCTAATGAAGTTAAACAACAGTTAGCGTCTGACCCACAGTTTATCCGAGACAGTTACGCAGAGTACCAAAAAGTACTATCGCAAGCGCAGAACCAACACAACCTAAGCGATGGTTACTACACTGACCAAAACGGTAACCCAGTTAACGCTCGTTATGGCTCACGCGGAAGAACTGCAACAGGTGGTGAACCAACAAGTAGCACAGGTAAACCACAGCAAAAAGCCTACAAAATGGGTGAAAGCTTCCAGTCTTTTAAAGAGACCACACCACATGAATATGTTTCTGAAAATGCAATTCGCAGCGGCAACACAATCTATTTTGCAAATGGTCAGATGATTACTTTCCCTGAAGGTACAAATATGGAAGAAAAGGTGAAAGAATACGCAAACTATGATATGATTAGAAACGTTGAACAACCGAAACAGAAATAGGTAAACCAATGGCAAAACAATTAGAGAATTACTTAGAAGACAAGAACGTCCAAGCGTTCTTAGCTCTTATCCGTGATACAGAGGGTACAGCGAAAGGTGCTGACCCTTATCGCGTATATGGCGGTAGCCCAAAAAACCAAATCAAAGACCTGTCTAAACCAGACTTTAAACGCTGGGGTTTCACCCAAACCGACGGGAAGAAAAACACTTCGTCTGCAAGTGGTGCGTACCAGTTCTTAGAACGTACATGGAATGGCCTTGCCAAAGAATATGGCTTAACCGACTTCTCTCCACGTTCACAAGACTTAGGTGCGATAGCACTACTTAAACAATCTGGCGCACTTGATTCAATCGTGAAAGGTGACTTTGATACTGCAGTCAAAAAAGCTAACCGCACATGGGCGAGTTTACCTGGTTCACCGTATGCTCAACACACTCGTAGTAATGACTATGTAGCACAGTCACTTGCGAAACACTTAGGTGAAGATGTAGATTTAGCAAAATACAAAATGCCGGTAGGTGAACCTAGCCCAAAGCAGGAAGCACCGACGAGCAAGACAGTATCGACTTCGCCTTCGGTGCAGGACAAAGTGACGGAGACGCTCCAAGAAGTAGCGGTGAACGTAGCGACACCAATCGCGGAGAAAGCAGTCAAATCGTTAGCCGTGAACCTGTTCAGCAAAGTCTTGGATTTGTTCCTACGGAGGTAGCACAGCTAAATGACGGATCGCAAATTGTCCCTGAAAACCAAGCGGAAAGTGCGTTCCTTCAGCATGTGGCGAACAACCCTACTCGTACAGATGAAGAAAAAGAACACATCGCAAAAATGGGCGCACTTCTTGGCCCAGATAAGTTCGACCTAGACTTCACTGCACAACAACGCGCTCAACTCCCTACCGAGTTGGACGAACCATTAAGACGAATGATTAGAGAAGTATAAATATGGGAAAATACGACACGATCCTATTCGGTGATAGCGGAACAGATAAACCGCAGTATCAATCGAAATACGACAATATCTTATTCGGAACTACTACACAGCCAGCAGAAACAACTGCTGGCGAAGTCGTATCTGAAACACAGGAAAATACAGAAGATCCGCTAGCAGGTTTACCGCAGCAAGAAACTAAGAAAGACTTTAGTACTCTCTTAGGTGACTATGGTATTTCCGCGGAGTATGGGAATAAAATTTCATATGACGACCTCAACGCTCGCCTGAAAGCAGACAACGTGCCAACAGATGTCCGCAGAAACTTACAGCAAGAATGGTTCAAAGGTTACCAAAAGTATATCGACCGTTTGCAAGATAGCGATGAGAAGAAAGCCCACCAAGAACACCTTAAAGCACTCTCTGAACGTCCTTCTACCTACTTGGAGAACACGTGGTATAACGCTATAGCGGAAGGCGCAAGTCGCGGTATTGTTGGAACAGAAGCTGCGGCGGAAGGTGTTAAGAATTTAGCGACAAGTTATGTGGATTTATCTGACGAAGAACTACTTGCTAAGTATGACCCATCGTTATTAGATCAAGTTAAGAAAGCAGGTGGTGTAGGTCAATTACGTCAAATTGGTATGGCCACTAAACTTCAAGACGAAGACTTGTCTGGTATGGGTACGACTGCGTTACATGGTTCAACACCGGAACAACGTGAGTTAGGCACTAAACTACTTAATGCACTCGCAGATGCTCGCGCACAAGACGCACTAAATCGCACTGACAAAGAAGGCGAAGAAGTTGTATTGGAAGACGGCACAGTTAAGAAAATGTCTAACCTTCAAGCGGCCGACTATTACAACAAAGCACCTTCTCGCATAGCAGGTGAAGATGAAGCCGCGAAAGAGTTTAATGAAGATGTACTTAAATCACTTGCAACAGCTAACGGCTGGAAGCACCTGATTAACGCAGGCGCGCAGTCAGCTGCACAAAACGTACCTACACTTCTCGCAGGTACAGCAGTGGCATTTGCTTCCGCACCGGTTGGTATTGCGATTATGCAGTCTGGTAACATTACTGACCAACAGTTACAAGGTATTCAAGATCTAGCTGACAAAGAATACAAAAAACGCCACGGCGAAGATGCGAACATAACTGACCTATCCTCTGCTGACTATCTAAACTTCTTAACCGACTTGGCTAAAGAAGGCAAAGTATCTGACAAAGCAGCGGAAAGCTTCAAGACTGGTTTCGCTATGACTTTGGCTGAACAAGCCACAGGTGGTGTTGTTGGTAAATTAGGTTCTAAACTCGCTGGTATGTCTGCGAAGACTTTAGCTGGTAAAATCGCATCAACCGCAGGTGCGCTAGGTATCCATGCGACCGACGAAGGTTGGCAAGAGGTATCTTCACAGATCGTAGAGAATGTAAGTAAAGGTAAACCGTGGAATGAAGGTCTAACCCAAGCATTCGTGCAAGGTACTTTCTCTTTAGAAGGTGTAACCCAACACGCAGCGAAAGGTATTGGTAAATTAAAAGAAATTCGTGACGCACGTACGCAAAATCTGGAGAAAACGACGGAGCAAAACCTTGCAGAATCTGCACAGCTAACCGAGGAAAAACCGGTTGAACAACCAGAAGCAGAGCATACCGTTGAAGAAATCAACAATCAACTCGCAGACGCACGTGAAAACCAAGATGTTGAGGTTAATCCTACACGTGAGCAGTTACTAACAGAGTATGATGCAATCACTCGCGAGATTGGTAAAGGTGAACCTACCCCAGAACAAGCACAACGTATCGCTGAAATCGAAGGTGAGTTTACTACCCAAGAAACAAATGACAAAGGTCAGACTGTAACCCGTAATGACTTTGCGAAGACATACCGTGACTGGCAAACTGGTCAAGGCGAATTCGCGCAACCACAGGACACGATAGATGAAAGTAGAACTGATAATCGAGATGGCTCGCAAGATGTTGACGGGCAGTCTAACGAACAAGGAGCTGTTGTCTCTGACACCAGCGCAACGGAATACAGTGGTCAAACTAGCGAACCAGTTTCGCCAGTTGAGACCGAAACCACTACCACAGGACATAGCGAGTCCAACGAGGGGGCTGTTGAGAATCCTGTTGAACAACCGAACAATAACGAGACAGAGAGCGATCCAACTGGGCTTGACGGACGCACCGGAGAAACAATCGGTGGACGACGAGAACAGGGAGAATTGGGGCAAGAAGGAAGCCAACAAAGTAGTCAACCTTCGCAAACGCCAAGCATTGGAAGCACAGACAGCGGAGTACGCGAACGCGCGCAAAGCGATAGCGTGGGAGAAACACTAACTTCAGACCAACAAACTAAAGTTGATGAGCTTAAGAGTGCACCTAAAGCTAAGGCTATTATTACCAAACGCCAAGCAGACTATGCGAAAGCAGAGTTAGCGGAGAAAAACTTTCTTAAAAATAGTTTGGAAGAAGGTAAAGCTAAGTACGATGCTTTACCTGAAAAACGTTACGACGACAGCAGTCGCGTTATTTTGTCTGGCGGTTACAACCCTGAAGGTACATCGCCACTATGGGGTACAACTGACGTAACACGTGCGAAAGCATATAATGAGAATTCTATCGCGCACATCACACCTAAAGAAGGTGTGAAGCTAAACACGCTTGTGTTTGACGGTAACTTCCACACCTTTAGAGCACTCGCACCTGAGTTAGCCGAAATGCTACCACACAACGTAGAAGGGCTAAACCAAACTAAACAATCAGATGCGATTGTGGCTGTAGCCAAAGCGTCAGGCGATTACGACAATGTAATTATCCGTCGCTATAGTGATGTAGGTGGTACGAGAAAAGGTGGTAAAAAAACTACTCCACAAAATACTTTCGCTGATACAGAAGTGATCTTAAACAGAGATAAGTTCAATATTCGACAAGCTACACCAGAAGAGGTAAGCTCATTCCAAAACTATCGCTATAACACCGACGGTGCGAAAGTGTTTACGGGTAATGACGTAAAAACATTATCTGATAAGTTACATTTAGAAGAAAGTAAGAATGAAACAAAACAAGAAAGTGAACGAAATACTGTGGTTACTGAACAGTCCACAGAACAACCTTCTGTACCTAACAAAACAACAAAGGTTAGCGCGTCTGATCTTAATTCTTCACGTAAAACAAATGTTGCTAAGACCAATAATGCTGAACAAAAACCTTCAGATGCGGATCGTAGGGTAGAGCAAGAAAACGCTAAACGTCGTGCGATTGAAGCTGCGGTGGCGTCAGAGAAAGAGCGTCTATCTTCGCCTTATACGAAAGAGTTCAAAGGTAATGACCTACGAACTAACCAACGCAAAGCACATGAGTTATTAAAAGGTGCGGACGAAAAAACAGAAGAAGAGATCCGTAAGGCTTTCTTCAAAAACACAGTGAACGCATCTTCTGCGTCGTTCGAAGCTGCGAAACGTGGGTACTTGCGTGCTAACTCACGTAACCCTAAACACGCCGCGTTTAAAGGTAGTCGCGTAGACCTAGTTGGTTTTGACTTCAATGACAACCCAGTCTATAAAGACCAAGAAGTCGCATACGAAGACATTAAGAAATCAACTGCGGTTGAAGATAAAGTTACAGAGCTACTCGCTAACCCTGACTTGGTTGAGAACATCGCTGAGTTCCACAAGAAAGCTGTAGATGATGCATTTAATGTGAAATACCTCGAAGGTAAACGTGAGCAAGTACTGACAGAAGCGTTACCATACCTACGCGACGTTGAAGGTAAACCAATTACAGATACAGCTAAAGTAACGGACAGTGATTTAGTTTCTCTCGCCATTGACAACGCAGAGCATAAAGTAATTGATCTCAAGTCCTTACTTGGTCGTTTCTTAAAACGTCTTAACGCCATTCTTTCCGCGGTGGTAGCGGTAGTTGGCGTAGGTGCAATGACTATACCTCAAGATGCTCACGCCCAAGCAGGCTTTGCGACGTACGAGAGTGGCCCACAAATTGCCGGTGTTTCTCAAGAAGCGAGCAATACTATTAACTGGGTGAAAGCATCGCATGACAATAATGGCAAAATCTTCGTGGTCGCAGACAAGAACGAAGGTAAGATCCATATCGTAGATAACAATGGTAAAGTCTTAGATACACAAAACGCAATCTTTGGTCGTAACAAGTCTAATGACAACGTAGCTAACTCAACCCCAAGTGGTCGCTTTAAACTACAAAAAGCACTTACTACTAAGGCTGCGGATAAACGCGTATTTGGTGACGACGTTCTAACTTTAACTGACACTGTGACTGGTAACAATATCACTAAGTCAGACGGTGGTGTTATCGCAATGCACCGCTTGTGGAATAAGCCTGAACGTGTTAAAGCGATTAACTCTGCGACAGCGAGCGACAACTATATGTCTGCTGGCTGTATTAACGTACCTACAGCATTCTATAACTCTGCAGTGGATAGTCTAGATGGAGCGATGGTATATATCTTAGATAACAAAGATGCACCAAAAGCCGGTAACGCTACGCAAAAAGTAGCGAAGTCTAGTACTGCAACTAAGACAGAATTCGCCAAAACTACGCCTGTTAAACAAGGTAGGTTCGGTGTATCTAAAGTTAAGTTCAGTACTGCAGACCTGAAAGCACTCGATACCAGCTTAACCAAAGAAAAAGTGCAGTCAACCTTAAAACGTGTACTTGGCGACCATGCGAAGAATGTAACAGTTATCTCACGTGCAGACTTTAACTCGACTCAAGCTTCGCATTATATCAACAAGAACGGAATCGAAGGCTTCTACGACGATGCTACAGGTCACGTGTATATCGTCGCTGACGGAATTCACGCACAGAACGGACTAAGTGCGGAAGATCGTGTAGGTTTTGTTGCATGGCATGAAATGACACACTTAGGGTTAGATACCAAATATGGTAACGACCTACGTGCTATTTTACAGTCTGCTGCATCAAACGAGACCATCGCAAAACTTGCGGATAAAATCCAACAAGAACGTGTGAACCGTGGCGAAGCTGTTGCAGTGAATGACGACATGGCAGTAGAAGAAGCGTTAGCTGAACTTAACGCAGCGTTAAAAACTGACAACGTGAAGGCGTTAGAAGACCGTTACGGTGTCACTATACCAGAAGGTCTACGTAGTCAAACTGAGAAAGCCACAGATAACTTGTTCACTCGTATCCGTAATGTGGTACGTAAGTTACTCGGTAAACCGGTTATGACCAACCAGCAGGTGAAAGACTTGTTCGCAGGGCTAGATGAATATATCGCTAAACACGCTGCACCGGAAGCTGCGGCAATCACTGCGAGACTAAATGAAATCGCACACGACGTAGAGCAAGGTGTAAACTTAGACGTTGACTACTCTGTCAAATCAGCAGTGCAAGCCGTACAAGACTTTATGTCTAACTTCGCAGAAAGCGTAACTGACAAATTAACAGGTGAGAAACATTCAAGTTCGATTGCAGATCCAGCAGGTTTCAACCCTAACTCCATTGATACCACACGCGTACAGAAACAACGTATCAAAGGTGGCTTGACTACACGCGAACGTTTATTTGAGGCGTTCGCAGATTCACAATTCTCTGCAATTAAATATATCGGTGGTTACAGCACTGCACTTGCGCACAAAATCAAAACCACCGTGAACGCAGTGGCGCATAAGCAAAAGCAATTCCAGAAGAAAGTGTTTGCGTTTAGTGACATGTTACGTGAAGCAGCGAAAAGCAGACCTGACCTATATACTCGCAAGAACCGTCAAGCGATTGATACTGACGTAATGGTAGTTACTACCGCACTTTCTGCGGTGACTAAGTCAACCAGTGCATTGTCTTCAAACGAAGCAATCCGTGAGAAGTATACTCGTCTGTTAGACGGCTTTGACTACACTGACGCTAAAGGTAACGTCCAACATAAAAACGGCCTTCGCGAAGAATTAGCTGCGTATGGTTACGATCCCGCTAACCAGTCAGCAATTGTGTACACGCCGTATCAACTTAAAAAGCTCAACCAAATGTATGCAAAGGTGAAAGAGTACGAAGAAATCTTAGCGACTTTCGATAAGAATAAAAACGTTCTTTTGAATGAGGCGGGCTTAACTCGCGAAGAAGCGTTGAAACAGCGTAAAAACTGGCGCGGACACAATGGTATGACTAATGCTGATGCCTACAACGCAATAACAAAAGCGGTTGAGCAAGGTAAGATTGACGTAACTTACGACAGCAAACCATGGTTGGATTATATTAAGGACGTTGGCTTTACTAAAGATAAAGGCTTCGCAGATACTAACAAGAATTATGAACTCAGCTATGACAAACTAAAAGTAGACGGGTTCTTATCTCCGTTAGTAGACACTTACGTAAAAACTGCGAAAGAGTTTTATCAGTATCAACATGACAACTTAGGTTCTGATTTAACTGGCCAGGTTAATGAAAACCCATTCTTCACCCCAACCATGGGTAAAGCATCAGAGATTAAAACCAAGTCTAACATGGTAGGCGATACTTTCTATATTGATGAGAATCGCCAAATCGAAGACCGTATCAATGACGCTATGGCTGCGGAATGGCAAGGTCAACATATGGGTCGTGCTTGGACTGGTTCTGGTACGTTAAACAATCTTAATGCTTTAGCCGCACTTTCGGCTAAACGTGTAGGCCAGACTGAAGTAGGTAAAGAGATCTACAAACTCGGTATGAAAGGCGATTTCAAAATTCGCGTAGTAACAACTACCGACCCTAACTTCGGTGAAGCGAAAGGTTACTTGATCACAACTTCAACCAAAGGTGGTAATAAACAGTATCTAAAAGTATCGCTAGATAATGACCGTGCGAACAACGCCTTGTTTATGGATAACGTCATTACACCTAACAATGCCTTGCTTGACGTTGCTCGGTCTGTACGCAGTGTATTCTCGGTTATGATCACAATGATGCCTGCGTTCTCTGTGTATAACGCGTGGAAAGGTTTCGGTGAAAAACGTTCACAAATCAAAGCGTTCGCAATGAACAACAAAGTGGGATATTTCTTCGGTGATCTAAAAGACCAAAGCGAAGGTTATCGCGCTAAGTTTGCCGCAGAGCTATTCAAACGTAGTTATACGAACGCGATTGGTGGCATGTTCAGCCGTGGTTACTTACGCGCATCACTTGCAATGGCTTTAGCAGAAGGTGACAGATCGCCTAAAGATTCTAAGTTCCGTGAGTTCTTACTTAAATCTCCAGAAGCGAAGACAGCGTACGCTCGCCTGCAAGGTATCGCTAATAGCGGTGGTATCTCAACCCGTGCAGACGCATTTAAGTTTAGTCAAGAAGAACTACAACGTGCATACGAAAAAGACGGTATTATCGGTGCGGTGTCTCGCAACATAGCGCAGGCCCAAACCAGAGCATTAACCTTCACTACTGCTATGGAAATGGTATCAACCCTTGCGACGGTAGACACGCTACAAGAAATGGGGCTAAGTGAGAAGAAAGCAATCGAAGCCAACTTGTGGTTCATGAACTTCAACGACAAAGGTGCATCTGCTTTGTCCGGTATTATGCGTAGCGTAGTACCATTCGCCAACGCAACAGCACAAGGTGCTAGATCTACTACACGTAGCTTAGAGACTAAAAACGGTTGGGTTAACTTTGCTCACCAAGCAATCTTCCGTGCAGCGTGGTTAGGCGTAGCTGCGGTGGCTATGGAGATGTTCCCATGCGAAGACGGTGGTGAAAAAGAGACACTGCGTGACTATAACTCTGGTGAGTTGATGCGCTCCACTCCGTTTAAGATTGGTTGTCTTGGTACATTACGCTTACCAATCGCCTATGGCGCGGATATGATTTCTGCTGCTGTCGGTACGTCGGTATATCAAACAGTCGCAGGAAACTGGGACTTACCAACTGCAGTTAAGCACGTATGGCACGCCACAGCGGAGAACATGAACGTAGCGCCTACACCACCAGGGGATTCTAATATCTTTGAAACGGCTGCAGCACCTATCACACCTCGCATGGTTCAAGTGATGTACAACGTGCTACGCGACAAAGATGACTTCGGCAATAAAATCTCCCGCCAAGGATCTGACAACCTTAAAGAGAAATGGGCCGCAGGTAAGAATACTACCGCTGATGCTTGGACGCTACTTGCGAAAAGCTTTGATATGGCGGGTGTTAATATGACCCCAGAGCAAGCTAGATACGTGGTGTCAAGCTTCGCTCCGCCTTTAGCTGGTTTAGTAGATGCACTAGACAAGCCATTACAAACCAAAGCTGAACGTGAAAGCCCCGTTGTGACGCGTATGTTAAAAACTGTGGGTGTTGTAACCGGTAGCAAATCTATTATTAAAGCACAGCAATCGCCAAGCCAACGTACGTTCGCACAAGTGAACAACAACTTGTCGCAATATAAAGATATTGTAGACGAGATCAATGTAGCTTCAGAGCAAAAAGAACTTAAGTTTGGTAGTGCGAGTGCTAACACCCAGTCTTGGCTAAAACGCAAAATCGCAGACGGTACGTTCAAGAAAGAAGACGAAGCGAAAGTGAGAGTAATCCTTGACTACCAAAAACGTCAGAAACAAATTTCAAGTTCTAAATTATCCGCGGATAAGAAGAACGAGAAATACTACCAAAGTAACCGACGCTATCTCGAAGAGATGCACGCACTAGAGGATAAATAATGATTCTAAAAGCGAACAATTTTACCAAGCAAATTTGTCTGCGGATTAGACGAAACGAGTTCGCAGACTGCTGTAAAGAAGTGGAGCTGTATATCCTGCCGCTCCTCTGTGAAGAACCGCCTAAACGGGTGTATTATTACACCCCATGTGGTAGTTTAGAGACGATTGAAATAAAACGTGAACAACCACTAACTTTAGTGTATGATATGTTCAACTATGATGACGAGGGTAAACTCTGCTTCTTACTCGACGGAGAGTTCGCCAAATTAGACTGCGGTCGTTACGTCGCGAAAGTTATCGCCTGTGGCTGTGAAATCTATGAGTTCCAGATCGATAAACGCGAAAGTATCAAAGTCTCCGGCATTGTAGCGGATAATCGAAACAGTTGCTGTGAGGGTAAATATGGCTGCTAAGTTGCTACCAGGTTATTTTTCAAGCCTAACGGCTGTGTGGGAGTCAGACGATACGTCTATCCCACTTAAAGAAATTCATGTGCTACTCTCTCGCCTAAACGTTGGCGAATGGACTACGGTGTTGGTACAAGACACAGTAGGTTTCGAGGTAGTAAAAGTCATTAACCACCAAGGTACAATCGCAGTGGAACGTGGTCTAAGTGGTACGCCTGCTAGACGCTTCCCTGTTGGCGCGTGTGTATCTTTCGTCCCTAGTGACGAACTAATTAAAGCGATGATCTGCGAGACAGATTGTTGTGAGACTGGGGTGGATAAATCGTACGGTGCTGTCGCTGATGCTCCGAGTAACTTCGAGCTAGAGACATTACCTACGCACGTGGTCGGTGGGCTTAACGCATTGTTAGGTGAACCTGCTGGCTTTATGAAAGTGAACGGCAAGAAAGTGCCGTACTATGAATAGGAGTTGTGTATGCAATTTTTTAATTTCAAAGATTATGCGAAATCTTGGTCTACTTGGGTGTTAGCCGGTGTAACTGTGACCCCAATCTTAGACGCTAACGTACAAGCAATCGCAGACTTCTTACCTGCTAGCTGGAAACCTTACTTTGTGACAGCGTTAGGCGTGGTAGGTTTAATCGTTCGTGCAATCAAACAAAAGGGGTAATCTATGGCGTGTGGCGGTTGCGGCAGCGTTCGTGGTATGACTAAACCCGAAGTTGCCAATTATATCCAAGAACTGATCGACAAGCATAAATTGCAAGGCGGTCTAAATGACTGTGAAGGGAGCTTTCTCCCACAAGGCGCGAAAGTTGTACTATGCGACAAGTTAGCAGACTTAATCTGCGACTTAATCAAAACCGAGAAAGTTTGTTTCCCTACAGTTGAAAGTCTCGCATACGACGCCGACACCGAAACATTAACGCTTACCTTCGGTGGTAAAGACTATACTACACACATTCGTGTACAAGGCTCAACAATTACTGGGTCTGGTAACCAAGGTGTGTATACTATTTCTCAAGATGGGAAAGAAGTCGTTACTATCGACACCGGTGTTCAAGACGTTAAAATCGAAGACGGTAAATTAAAAGTCGCTAAGTCTGGCGGTAAATCAGCAGAGTTTGACTTACCTAAACCAGTTGCTACGACAATTACCGACAACAATAACGGTACAGGCTCTATCGCCTATGGCGACACTACAATCAATGTAGTAACCAAACCAACAGTCGCTAAAGACAACAACGACGGTACTATCACTGTAACTAACAGCGATAACTCAACCGTGACTTTCAAGAAAGGTGAATGTGCAGACATTCGCGTTGTTAATGCCTTTGGCGATTTAGAGTTAGGCTTTATTCACTCCCAAGGTTGCGAAAATGCAAGTGGTACATATGAGGACGTAGATGCCTTACTACCTGCAGTAACAGAAGCACCTGTTGCTACTCCAACTCCTGTGCGTGATGCTCCACAATAATAGAGGTAACGAATGAAACAAATCCGTGTAGTTACACCTAAAGATCTTGGTCGTGGTATCAAGGCGAATGGTGCAAAGAAAAAATACGAAGTTGACCTTACCCAGATGGTCGACAACAAAACTGTTCGCGTAAACGAACAGGGTAATCTTGAAGTTATCAAAGAGAAGTGCGTACAAGTGTTAGACTTAAATAACCTTGTAGATGCGGAAAACACAGGCGCACTTAAACGTTTAGGCAGTACTTGTTTCTATGGTGACTTCAACGCTGCTGATGCACGCACTGCGATTGGCGCACCGGTTGATTTCGGTAAGTTTGACGTAGAGAAATCACGTGCAATCACTGCAAAAGAAGATATTACTTCTGGTTACCAACTAGACTTCAACGGCTTCCAAATCGCAACAGACCGCGAAGTTCACCAATACATTTACTCTCGCGCTGAAGCGGAAGGTAAACAATCAGGTTGGGTTCGTTCTAACGAATCAGGTATGAACGCTGACGGTTCATTACGTAATCCGTCTGACTGGGGTGATTGGGTATTCGAACTTAACCTTCCTGCACAACCAGCGCAAAAAGCCGGCTTAGACTGCGAAGCGATTGCTCAACTTCCACAAGAACAATGGGAGAAAGGTACTTCTATTCTCGCAAACAAAAACGGTAGATGCGTACGCTTAGTTCCTAGCGAAAACTTCTTCCAAGAAATTGGTGTTGGTATCGCAGCGAACAAAGTATCCGCATACACAAACGAAGAGTTCGAAGTTGTTGTAACTGTGTCTAACACAGGTGTCGGTAAAAACACTTTAACTGACTGGGTAATTACTAAACCAGTAGCTGGTGTGTATGACGTTAAAGATGTTAGCGTAACATCAAATGGTGTAGATCGTGTAGAGACTGTATCCGAGTTTAACTATAAACTCCACGGCCTATCTAGCGGTGGTACTGCGATTGCTCGCTTTAAAGTTGTTCCTAAGTCAATTGGTACATTCCAGTTTAGCTCAACTGTTACACCTAACAGCGCATTAGACCAAGATGTTAAGAACAACACCGCGTCACTCACATTGTCTGCAACTACCAAGGCTGACCCTAACTATGTACCGAGCGTAGATTGTCCGTTGATTATTGCGACAGAATTAGACAGTAATATACAACTTGTTCAGTTGCGTACGGAGAATGTAGGTAACAACTCACTCGCCCGTACTGGTCTCGATAACTACGGTAACTTATTCGCGAATCGCGAGACACTAAAAGGACTAAAAATCAGACTACAAAACGCTTCTACGGTAGTAGGGTACAGTCGTGATTACCGTTCGTACAATAGCTTTATCATAAGTAATGGTCGCGTAACATCGGGTAGTTCAGTAACCGGTGATGATGGTTTAGCCTACGGCAACTATTTAAACTCGAGTGCAGACGGGATAAAATCTGGTACAGGCGGTTTTACCTTCGAAAACGGAGTGGTTACGATTACTGCAGATGTAGAGGTTTTCGCGATTAGTTGTCGCCCTCAGGGTAGCAACTGTAAATGGCAACATTATATGTTATCAACTGCGACAAACCCAATTTCAAAAGTGATCACAACTTCCAATGTTATTGGTGGGAGTACATCCATAGTAGATACCTACGTAGATGAGAGGGTTACTTCAGCTGACGACGTGTCGGGTATAAACGTTATACCAAGTAGTGTCACCGTGGTTAAAAACAAAAAAATAAATGCCTCAGTATCTAGAAGTGAGCGCGCTACTCGTGTACAAAAACTTGTATTCCGTGTACGTGCAGGTACAGCAGCGTCGCTAAACTATACCAGCACAAACAACTACGCAGTAACGCATTCTGCTGGTAAAACTACAATCACTGAAAACAAAATCTCAGTCGCAGCAGATGCTAAACCGACTGACTCAGTGAATACTAAATACATTCAAGTAATCGTGGAGTAATCTATGCAGGTTCAATTAGTATTAAACGGTCACGTAGTTGGCGCAGAGGTAAATGCGGTAGACCTCGCGAATGCGGTCGTGGCTTTATTAAATGGTGACGCGAGTAATCGCGCTTTCACTGAAGCGTTCGAAGCGGTAGATCAGAAAACTATCACTGATGGTACAGCGCCTTTTATGCCTCAAGTTCCAGTTGGGTATGAACGTTTCCAAGAACAAACCCCGTTCTTATTAAAAGGTACAAGTATTACCTTTAATGCCGTACGTCATGGCATTCGCCCAATGCAGGAGCTTGTTACTACACCGGAACATAACGGATTAGATGACACAGAGTATCATGGCGCACCTGGTACTAAGATCTATATCTATGCTACGGCGTGGAATCGCACTGACACAAACGAGTATGAATCTGACGGATTCACTCGCTTGGCGCAAAATGTCTATGGTAAGGTCGTTGACGAGGTCGAAATCCCAGAAAGTGGTGTTGTTAAAATTCCTGCTGCAAAATACGCTCAATACGACGACAGTAGCAAAAACAAATACGTTGGGTATGGTACTGCTTACTCTGCTGAACACAACGCGTACATCTCTGGATACAGGGGCCCTAACGCACTGGGTAACCCACAAAGTAGTGGTGGTGGTGTATAGCCATAACTCAATAATAGGTGCTTTATGAAGACGGTAAAATTAATTACCCCATCTGACCTAAGCGATGACTTCAAAGTAGCAGGTGGCAAAGTCCACCTGTCTACTGCGATTAAACAATATAAAGTTGATTTCGCTGTAGCTAAGACTATCGCAACGACTAATAACCCTGTTGACTACGAACGACAAGAACGTAGACAACTTACACTGCATAGCAGTGGTGTCGGTAAGATTCACCTTGATTTTAAAATGATAGTTGATTCTGGCCCTAGTCGTACGATATTTCAGTTGCCTACAAATGTATTGACTCCACTTGAGCTTATCGAGTTTGCCTTCGCAGACGGGGGTACTATCTGGATAGCGGCGAAGACGAGAAACATTGTAGCGAACGGACTTAAAGCAAACACGCGATATATTGTTGATCTCGTCGGGTTCTTTGGGTAATATTCAGTCGCCAAATTAGGCGGATAATCATGACCTGCGAAAGTGGGTTGTTTCTAAACTTAGCTATATCTATAGGAGAAATAACATGGCTAAAACAATTAAAGTTGTAACAGAAGGTGACATTGGTAAAGGTCTGAAAGTTGAAGCAGGTAAATTACTTGTTGAGATCGATGAAGGTACTCTTGAGTTTAAGGGTAACCAACTCGCAGCTAAAATCCCTACAAACAACGTAGACTTACGTGTTACCGGTATCGCTGCTGACCAACAAACCGGTAAGTTAAAAATCACCGTGGCTGACGCGGAAGGTGGCAACCAAACTGTTGTTGAAACTACCCTTTCTGACTTAATCGCGATGTCTAAAAATTTAGATAACTTAGCGACTATTGACAACGGTGGTATCTACGTGTCGCCTACAAGTGTACAACAAGCCGCTAAAACCGCAGCCGATGTAACGTTCCAATCTTTAGGTGGCGACACTTTAGGTTACGCGTTTGAATCTAACGGACAACGTGCACTTTAATTAACTTATAGCGCCACTTGGGTGGCGCTTTCTACAATGAGGAGCAGAAATGGCTAAAACAGTAAAACTGGTTACAAGCAATGACTTCTCGGAGTTGTTCACCTTGGAAAACAACGTCGTTGATGTTAAGCGAGATAAACTCTTGCAGATGGTCAAAGACGTTGCGAGTGAAGTTAAAGAGTACGAGCTTGAGGTTGTTTCGCCTGGCCAAGTTCAAATCGTCCAAGATACCAAAACTAAGTACCGTAAGCTTGTCGCTATCAATGGTGCTGGAGCTGGTATGGTTGCATTAGACTTTATCTGTCGTTCAAACCGCGGACGTGTTGTAGCATTTAGAATGCCGGAAGGTGCGCCTTTACCTACACGTAGTATTACGACTAACGCAGGTAGTGGTATTCTCTGGTGGGACGCAGGTACTCGCGACATTATCTTCACTCAAATTGAAAACAACCAGCGTATTGTATTGAACCTTTCTGGGTTCTTCGCATAGGGGGATAAATGGACGCTAAAGACGATCCGTATATTGGCTTTGACCCAATCACCAGCGGAGAAGAAACATACTTCGATATTGAGACGTCTAGTTGGAAGAAGAAATGCTTCAAGCCTACCAGTGGCGTAAGTTCAGATTGTTCAGACGTTATCGCCAGACTTAATAGTGCATTGTCACAAAACCAGCTACTCAATTCGACCTTGGAAGAAGAGCGTGCGAAGTTAAACCTACGTGATAAGGAAATAGAGAAGTTAAAGTCAGACTTGTCCGACCTTAACAAAGCGTTATTGAGTAACTCATCAGCCTGTGAGATACTCAAAGCAGCTCTAGAGCCTGTTGCGAGGTTAAACAACGACGTGATCTATTACGCCATTCGTGAGGGCTTTAAGTGCGAAGGTCTGACACCTGTTGAGGTAGATGATCTAAGTGGTAGTCCGTCACATACCGCAGTGTTAGACGCAATTCGCAATGCACCGCGTATGTACAACACAGAGGAAGCGTAAGATGTTTTGCAAAATTTTATCCGTACTTTTCGGGCGTGACACTCGCCCAGCGCAAGTAATTAACTTAACGGTAAGCCTATTCTGGGTGTTGGCTTTGCAGTTGCAGAGTCACAACATCATGGCAATTGAATTACCTGCACCTATTATTCTAAACAGTTTTGTGTTGTCTATTGGGTTAGGTATTGCTTCATTGTTTAGTATACTAGGGTTAGTTACTGCGGGTAGACCGCATCAAGTATTTAAGGCTTTTGGAATGGCGCTTGGTGCACTTACTCAAGCTATTTTGGCGAATGGTTACGTGACGGAGTTCCCCCCACTTGATATGCAGATCGTGGTCTGCACCGGACTAAGCGTGTGGTATTTGCTGGCCGTGTTCTATATATTTAAGTGTGAGGGGATAGATGAATGAAATTGCGCGACATCTAGATATTTTCGTCGTAGTGATTGGTGCAGCACTAGGCTCTTTTAAAGCTAGTCAGGAGTTCGATAAGGACAAGCCCTTTTGTAATCGCAGTATTGACGTAGCAATCGGTATCTTTGTAGGGCTCTCTATGGCGTTCCATTTCGGTGCACAGTTTAGCCTTTGGTTAAGCGGTCTTCTCGCAGTAGTAGGCGGGGCGAGTGGAGCAATGGTGTTAGAAGTGTTAATGCAGATGTTACCAAGTATCACGCGAAAGATTGTAAAGGATTGGGTTTCTAAAAAACTCCAGTAAAACAAAAACCCCAAGATTATATCCTGGGGTTTTCTTCTATAGTTTCGTATAGAATGTTGATAAATGTTCGTCGTTGATTGAGCAGATATAGCTTTCACCGTTAAAAAGATATTTACATTTTGTGTAACTAACCTGTTCTTCGCATAGCGCTTTATAATGGTTGTATGCGAAAACGAAATCTACTGCACTTCTTGGATCTTCCTTCGGTGGCTCAATACCTTCGATTGTATTTACATTCGCAAGTGCTGCTTCCCATACTCCCTGTGAATCTGGCTTGAACGCACCAGTCACACACAACTGTTCGTATTCTAGTTTTAGCGATACAAGGTCGACTAATTTAACTAGTCCTTTCGCACCTAAGTTGTTTTCATGGTGAATAAATAGTTGCCACTGGATAGCACGTTGTAATTTGTTTTCTAGTTCGTCCCAGTTGTCCCCTGCTACGTGCTTAACCGGTGTCGCAATATCGCCAATGTAAGCTTCTTGCGCATCATGCATTAAACCGAGTAAGGCGATGTGTGGGTTACCTGTTAAATAGTACAGTGTTCTTGCCACCCACAAGCTATGGCTCGCTACGTCCATGCCATAACCGTTGAAACGCTTAACGTGGCTTAGTAGCTCTGCAATTTCTTCAACCGTGAACTTATAGTCACTAACATTGTTTAAGTCAATTACATTCCCTGTAGGTAATGCCTTAATACCATTCAGCTTCATCGTTAAGTACCTCAATGTTGATCTCAATTCCGTGTCTTTTACAGAATTCTTTTATTTTTGTAATGCGATTGTTTAATTGAATAGGTAGTTTACGCTGATTATACACTTCGCGTTTATACGCTGCAGCACACGCTTTGCATCTGTACCCTACCTTACCCCCATGTTGCTTCTCAAACTCGCTAAATGGCTTCGTCTCTAAGCAAATCGGGCATCTTTTAGTTTGTTCTAAACACATAATAATTCACCTGTTTCTAAATCGTATACATCTAATTTCCTGTCTGTCTGGTCGAACTCTGTTCCTTTAGTTGCAAAGCGAACGAAGTCTTTAAGGCTATTTAAACTTCCACTACTACCATGGTCTTGTTTCTCGCACATTAGCTCCCACACCTTCCATGCAGCAGAGATTTCGGAGCGCATAGCACCAATCACGATAAACTGATCAGGATCAATCTCACATAAATCGCCTGCATAGTTAGCAAGATAAACGCGTTTACCAGTTGGTGTTACGTCGACCACGATCCCTAAGAATATCTCCAGTGCATCTTCACCTAAACTCGACCGCACTTTATTAATCACTTCTGGGTCAAAGTTGGTTCTTATAACTTCTTCGCCTAGCGCACATTCTTTAAACGAACCACTGAATGCAAAGTATCTGGCGATGTCACCTACTTGGATCTTGAAAACTTTTGGTGCTTCAATCGTTGTGTAGTACCCGTAGGTACAGCGACGGTCTGCGAGAAGGTAACGTCCGTTATAAACTATTTGTGTCATCTCTTACTCCTGTGAATAAATTACGGGTATTGCTACCCACTCTGTTTGTACAACCGCACCTTTCGCGGTTCTGTATTCATACAACTGCTCAATTACTTGTGAGTTACCACTCACAACGCAACGTAGGCTCATTGTAGGAAAGGCAGAGGTTTCCTCTGCACTTTCTTCTTTCTTCTTAAATTTCGACCAATCTTTATTCATCGTTGTCCTCTACTATTTGATCTAGAGTGGACTTCACTAAGTCATCAGCCTTAATTGATAAGCAGTAAACTCTACCAGACGTTTGTGGTAAGCCTTGCGATATCACTCGTCTCGCGCTCGCTTCAAGTAGTAACCCACGTTGCTGCAATGTATCTCTGATTGCGTTTACGCCAACACCGCGTTTGGCCAGGTATTCCTTCAAGGCTGTGGTACGTATGTAAACTATACCAGTGTCTTGTTCGTAGCGTACATTTAACGCGCCTTGTGGGAACAAACGAACCATTACTGCGCCTTCTGTCGTACCTTTGTCTGTTACTACGGTGTTACGTGTGTTCTCAGCTAAGAAGCTTGCGATTACATCAGTCGCGCTGAACTCGTAGGTGTCTTTGTTGTGACGGTTTAGTTTCACGATTTCGCAGAGCTTGTCAAAGACGGCCTGCATATCCCACTCCACTAACCCCATCTTATTCGCAAGCACACCTGCTACGTATATAACAGAGCAACCAGTGATCCAGAAACGCTCCTCTGAAGTGGCTTCGAGTGTAGTACTGAAAGTCTCGGTAGTACGATCAATCATTTCTTGTATTTGAGTTTGTGGGATACGCACTAAGTTACGTAGCCACTCTGCGCCTGCGACACCGTAGTTCTCGCGAATAGGTTTCTTAATTAAAAGCTCACCTTCGTGTACGGACAGTGTCGGTTTAGGTAATCTAAACTCTAGCGTACGTGAAATTTCCGCTGCAACGTCTTCTTTCGCAGTGTTAATTCGGTCAATCAACGAGAAGTTACCACTTGAGAGTACCATCAGTTGCCACGAAAGATTATCAACACGCTCACGCATATTTGAGTCCAAGCGACGTTTGGTACGACCTTGTGTTACACCTAGCAATAAGTCAGATGTCGCACGTGGGTCTAAGTTGGATAACTCGTCGATTGTTACAGCGATGTTAGTCCAGCGACCGAAACGTTCTTCAATCGCATTAACCGTATCTTTTGCGTTAAGCAATAAGTCGCTAGGGTTACCCCATACACCGTTCATCATCTCCTGCGTGGTAGTCTTACCATAACCAGGCTTGGTCATTAAGTGCAACCAGATACCGTTGTAGTTAGTGAACCGCATCAACGTAGAACCGAAACTACTTAGCAAGCAGATCTGTTGTTCCACAGCGTTAATCGAACCTAGGCGACGCATAAGTTCTTTCCAACCTTCGAGTGTACCTGCTTGATCAAAGTAACCGCAGTAGTTTTTCACATTCGCATGGGGTTGAACTGTTACCACCCCGTCAGGGCGATAGAGCTTGCTACCTAACAAGAACTGTGGTTTATTGCCGTCCCAGCCGAAGTGTTGTAGTTGTCTTACTTCGTCCATTAATTCCTGCACCTCGTTTTGGTACGCCCTTAAATACATAATAAGCGTACCCATGTTTTTCTCAGAAATTGAAACTCCGGCTGCACCCAGTCTTTGCTTCAACCTATCCTGTGCGTACCAGTCCTTCATTGGGAAGGAGACTTCTTGGTACTTGCCACCTTGTCCTACACGTAGTAGGTACTTAACCATGATGTTTTGTTCGCCATCTATTACTTCGACGAACTTAGTCATGATAGGGAACATATCCCCTTTAAAGAAAACTTTCTCTACTTCGTTCTCTATGACCACTAAGCCTTTGTGTGTTCGCTTATATGGGAACGGTGGCTGCGGTGTTGTCGCATCGCCAGACTTATTATCTCCGCTACTATCGCTGTCGTCACCGCCTTGTTCTGCGACTGTGTCTGCTCCAGAAGTTGTGTTTTCACTTGTCTCTTCTGTTGGTGTTGAGCTTGCTGGGTATTCCAGCGCTCCGATCTCCAAGTTGTACTGAGGGATTTCAATTTCTTCATAATGCTCTGCAAGTTTTAAAGGGGTTTTTAATGTTTCGTCATAAAGGTAAGGACAACCGTCGCACAAGTTACCGCACTCGCGGTTGAAATAAGAACAAGTAGTTGGGCCTACGTCCATACTTTCTAGACGTTGTAGTTTCTCTGTTGTGCGGTCTTCATCGAATCGCGTAGTATCAGGGAAACGTGTTTTATTTATTTTGCGCAAAGTCTCGATGTGTTTCTCTGCATTCTCACAGTATCTCATCACACCAAGTACACCGCGCCATACAGGCTCTGCGACAGCTTCTTTACCTACCAACATATATTGACCTACTTGGCAACGTTTCAAGAAGTACTTGGCGTGTTTAGGTTTATCGTCCTTGAACTCGCTGCGGTCTTTCTTAACGTACTCAACTGTTTTAATCTTAATCGCTTCAATGTCAGCCTTGTGTTCAAGATAATAAGGCTTCAAAGCGTTGGCGAAGTCTAGATAAGAAATACTGTCTGCATCACTAATAAGCTCTACCTTATGCCCGTTCTTGTGGTTAGTTGTACCGATAGGACGTAGGATACGTGCTCGGTCAGCCGTACACGCAGGGTCAGCTAAGAGACCATAGTATTTAATGATAGCGTCAAATACTTTAGCTAGTTTCCACCAGCTCGCAGCATCTAAGTCTGCGTTTAAAGGCCAATACGCATGTACTCCACGCCCACTGTTTACAACCATTGGGTCAGGCAAACCTAAATCATTCACAAACTCCCACAATTTTTCAATAGCGATTGCTTGTGTCGCATAGCCTTCACCGCTTGCTGCTTTATCTTCACCAACGTCCAAGTCTAACCAGAACGATCTAAAGTGCGTAGTAAAGTCAGCACTGCGAGAAAAGCCTTTGTATTGGCGACCTTCATATTCTTTATCAATGAAACTACGCTCACGATCATATCCACCGAGTGCCATGTATAATGGTCTTCCGCTTTTCGCGTTGAGTTGGATTGCCTTTGCGAGTTGTTCAATCGAACCAAATGTTTTATGTTTTGTCGTAATAGACGGTTTACCGTCAGATTTAAAAATTGGATTTCCTTCTGAATCGGTGCGTTGCACCATTACTGCCATTACTTTTAAGCCGTTAGAAGGTAGAATTTTAGAAAGATGTTCGAAAGTATTCATAATGTTGCACCTACTTACAAATGTCAGATCTTACTCTGCTCGAGGTGAATGAAAAAGCTGGCAAGCAGTTGCAAGTAGATGCAACACTATGAATACTAAAAATAGAATTAGTTTGAATTGTCATTTTTATTCACCTCTTAATCTGAAAACACGGTGGCTCTGAAACCACCGTGTGATATTGTATAACAAATAATTTACTGTTGTCTAGTCATCGAAGTTATCTAAACCTTCTGCTAGTTTTGTTGCTTCCGCTGCGTACTCTTCGCTAACTTCTTCGCCAGAAGTATCTACCACGTTAGGTTCAACTTCTTTTTTCGTAGGCGCTTTGCGCTTCGGAGCGGGTTTTGCTTTCGGTTCTTCTGCAACTGGTTCATCGTCAGATACTTCAACCGGTTCTAATGCTTGTGGGAATGTATCAGCTAAGAACTCTTTCACTTCTTCTGGTGTTGCTTCTGCAGCCCACGCTTTAAGTTCTTCGTAGTCGTACTCGTCAGAGTTTACTACGTCCGGGTGTTCCATACCTAATACTACAAGTTTAACTTTTTTCTTAGGTGCCGGAGCAGGTTTCTTAGCTGGAACTTCTTTCTTCGCAGGTGGAGCTTTCTTCGTAGGTTGTACGTCAGCTTGTTCTTCCGCTTTAGGTGCGTCAGCTTCTACGTTTTTCACTTCAATGCGACCTGCACTTGAAGGGTTGTTTACTGCTGCGTTGAATGGCTCTAACATTTCCTTGACTTCATCACTGTCTTTAAGACGTAAGATTTCGTCCATTTGCGCTTTGTTTAACGTCCAGTAACCCCCTGCGCTGTTCGGTGCGATACCGAATTTCATTGTAGCTGTCGCCATTTTTGGCATTGGCATACAGCGAGTTACCACTGCTTGTGTTGGGATTGGCATCGCTGCGCCAGTTTGTGGGTGACGTTGTGAAGTCAGCACACGCATATACCAGCCATAACTACCAAAACGATTTTTAACCACAGTGTCATCGGATAATGACTTGTATTTAGGTTCTAATACGAATGGGTCAGAGAATGAACCGTCTTCGTTAATTAATACACCAACAATGCGACGATATACACCACACATTTGGTTACCGTCTTGCCAGTTTTTACTAATTTTATTGTAAGGACATTCTTTACAGCTATCGCAAAGTGGGTTTTCTACTGAACTGTCTGGTGCGTTGCCGTCAGTTGAATAACAGTCTGGACCATCAAATTCGCCAGTTTCTTTTTGTTCGTCGAAGGAACGTGCATAGTGAATGCGAGAGTTATATTTGCGTTGGTCTACGATCACGATGTCTACTTCACGCCCCATGTCGTGTACTTCACCTTCGCTATCAATAAGTTCCCAATCACCACTGTTACCCATAGTTAGGCGAGCTGCACGTTTGAAACCACCACCTAAACCAACTGTTAAATCTTTTGTTAATTCCGCAGCCATTGTTTGGTCGAACGGAAGGGCTAATTCACCCATATTTAAAACCATTAAATCAGACATAAGTCACTCCATAATTATTTAAGACGTCTTGCTTTTACTTTGCGAACAGTCGCTGTTTCAATACCTGCTGGTAAATCGAAGCCCTGTTTCAACAAATCGTTTAGTGTTGTACTGGTTAAGCGTTTTTGTAAGATTGCAAACGCTTCAGTGTTACGTAGACCAGTACGTGCTTTTGCTTCTAACCCTTTTAGTACAGCCTGTACTTCGTCGTTAGATAAATTACTTTCTTTCGCTAGTTCGTGAACAACGTCACCGTCGACTAACTGACCTGCTAAGGTCTCTGCGAAGATATTGCTGTAAACTGGCTCCCAACCTTCTTCGCCTACCGAGTAAACTGTCTCTGGCTTGTATGCCACAGAGAGCAACCCAGCAAATTTTAATTCTGATACGTTATCTTCCTGCATGCGATATTTAAGTTCGTCTTCGAGAATAGATAACCGAGTTTTTGCTCTTTTTTCATCTGACGCTACGACTTCTAATCGGTCTAGCGTTTGTCTATATAACTGCGCGATTGATTCTGCTTTCGCTCCACGAATCTGCGCTCGTAATTTTTCTAAGTTACTTTCCGTTACTTCGTCTAAGTCCATGCGATTTTCTAAATCCGTCGCAATTTGTGCTTTTAACTTAAGTAAGTCGTCAGTACTGAACTGACTTAGTGGAAAATACTTAGCGTCTTCTGGTGTCTTAAACGCACTGTCTTTAACAACAATACGTTTATCACCGTCTTCTTCGTAAATGTAGATAAATTTACCTTTACCAGACATATTCACCTCTCTTGTTGTTTAAGTTGATACGAAGTTTATACTGTTTTAGATCTACTGTCAACAAAAAATTCTAATTATTTTGCATTTCTTGTTTATAAAGTTCCAAGAAACTTTGTTGTGCTTCGCTACCGTTGGCAAGTTTTGTATAAATCGCCTTCTCTAAAGGCGTCGCATAGATATGATAAATACCCATGTTGTTCTTCTGTAGTTTAGACTGAATACGTTTATTCGCTTGGTCATATAGCTCCAAGCTGTGATGCGGTGTAAACCACACGATCGTATCTGCCACTGCGAACTCTAAGCCGTGCGAAGTTGTCTTAGGGTGTGCCACTAACACCTTCACATTTGGATCAGTTTGGAATTTCTTAACGGCTTCATCGCGTCGCTTACCGGTTACTCGACCGTCGATCCACACTGAACCATACTTCTTGCTACAATGTTCTTGTAGTAAATCAACGACCGCCTTGTAACTTGCGAACACAATAACTTTGTTGTCAGTACCTTGGATAATTTCATCGAGTACTTTAAGTCTGCCTTTCGGTGGTAGCTTAAGCACTGCACTGTCGTCATCGCCATTCTGATCGAGCTTAACCACACCTGCCGCTGTTTGGAGAAGTTTAAATACTAAAACACCTGCGTTAGCCGCAGTAATTTTACCTTCGCGAAGTGGTATTGCGCCTTCATTCTTGAGCTTGGTGTAAGCCTTCTGTTGGTCTGCTGTAAGTTCTGCTTCGTTATACATCATCTGTAGGGGTGGTAAGTCTAACACGTCGTCTGCATTGAATCTAATTGCGGGTTGAAGTGCGTTAAACACCGTGTCTTCCCAACCACGCTTCGGAATCCACTTACGCTCTCCTAGCTTGAACATGGTCATCGCTTGCCATGCACCGACTGTTTTAGGTACACGGTGAGGTGCGACTAATTTAATGAATCCGTACGCTGCGACTGGACCACCGGATAACGGAGTACCAGTCAACGCCCAGACATACTTACAACGTGTCGCCATTTCGTTCATTACTTTCCAACGATCCGAGTTAGGGTCGCTGAATAAGCGGGCTTCGTCAATGATTAATAATGTTTTATCTGTGATGTAGTTCTCCCAAATATCTGCGACAACTTTGATTCCGTCATGGTTGATAATGTGGAAATCTGCCTTTTGTCTCAAAATTGACTTACGTACCTGACGTGAGCCACGTGCTACTAAAGAATAACGACTTGCGAAAATACCCTGCACTTCATCATGCCATGTCGCACAGTTAGACACCGTACAACAAATAAGTACCTTGTCAATTACGCCTTCTTTAAGGAGATAGTCTGCCGCCCATAAACAGCTTGCCGTTTTTCCTGTTCGCTGGGTGTTTAACACGAACGCTTTAGGGTTCTGCGAGACGAATACCGCTGTCTCTTCTTGGTGCTTCATCGGATCGTAGACACCATGAAGTTTAGGGTATTCATAATAACTTCGCATCGGCTCGAAATTTTCAAGGCGTGCGCCTAAGTTAGAAAGAATTTTAAATGTATCAACGTTATGTCGGACAGCCAACTTGTGGCCGTCCTGTTTATACTTAATCCCTGCTTGGTCTAAAACGTCAGTATATTTCTTAGGATCTCGCACTTTCAGAAAGATTGCTTTTTTATCCTTAACTACAAGCGCCATCTTCGAACTCCATTACTTCAAGTTTATCTCTCCAACGGTATAAACGTGATTCTTTGTTTGTATCAACCAACTGCTCAACATAGTCGTCATAGTTTGACGCATTATTAATGATACTTTCCGCTATTATCTCTGCGCTATTCTTAACGAGTTCAACGTTCTCACAGTCTACCACCCACGCGACACCGCGTGCTTTATGTATACGGTCAAGTGCATAGGCTTGCAACACCGTCGGGTGCTGTTTAGGTGTCGCCTTACACTCAAATGCGAACGGTACACCTTTGATAATCGCCATTATATCTGGGATACCAGACTGGCCCATTCCGTTTTGAACTGGCATATAATAGAAACAATCGCCACCTAGCGATTTTAAGAAATCAAGTAATTTCTTTTTGACTTTACCTTCCGGTGTTGCTTTAGCCATACCTTACCCCTACTGAACAATGATGTTTGAAGTACTTAACCCTTCGGTTGCTTTACTTACCGCATCGCGGATTTCATCTGGTGATTTCCCTTTCGCCATCATACTGCGGGCTAAAAGTACCGCTTCTGCTTTGGTTTTTAAATCCCCGAACGCTACGAAGTCTTTGCAGTATGTAATATCACGAAGGATAGCTTCGTACGCGTCGCCAATGAACTTCTGATTTTGGTAGATCTCATTGGTTTTTAAATGCTGCGCCATTGCGATTTCTTCCAACTGCTCCCTGGCCAGCGCTGTATAAATTCTACGGAACTCGCCCCAGTCACTTTTAGCGAGAGCGTTGTCAGCCTTAATAAATTGATCTACGTGTTTGTTGAACTTGTCGCGCAGCTCTACTACAAATTCTTCTGCTGTTTGTTTAGTCATAAGTTTTCCTTATCGTTTGTTCCAAAACGGACATGATTTTACTTGACACCACGGTAAGCCACCGTTGACTGTCGGTTTATTTGGGCGACATAATCCGCCAGGATTAGGTAACCATTCGTTTCGCTCGGTTGCCCGCGCAATCTTTTCAATGTTGAACGCCAAGTCTCCTTTCATTTCTTCAATGTCTTTGCGAGTGAACGTCAACCCTTTTTTCCCATTTACAACAGGGCTATATTCCATCGCGTCTAGGAAAATATACGCTACCTTAATTTGATTTATATGCGGATAAGCCATAAACGCCATAAGTGCATAAGTTGTTAGCTGTTTGCGGAAATCCTCGTTGTCCTTAACCTTACCGGTCTTGTAGTCGAAGATCACCGCTTTGCGTTCTTCATGGTTAAGCACGATAACATCGGCCGTACCACCATACCATCGACTTCTATAATCACAAGGTTTAAAGTCTTTTGTGATCGCCAGTTTAGTCTCCGGTAATTTCTCACCTTTCATCAACTCAAGTCTGCGAATGAATGGCTCAAATTGTTTTGTTTCTTCCGGAAGCGCTAGCTTGTCTCTAAGCCTGTCTTCCAACTGCTTATGCCAACGTGTACCTCGCTCGGTTGCTTCCGTTGACTGAAATACTACTTCTTTTGTAATGTACTTCGCTTGATACTGCTTAGGGCAAGTATTGAATGTACTTACAGAAGTAGGTGACTGCGGCATTAGCTTCATCTTACGCTCCGTCATGTTGGAGATTAGCAATAAAGTACGACACTTCTTTTGCCTGTCTGATGCAGTCGTTTAACGCGTTGTGGTCTGCTTCTTGTGTCGGAATTTCCATTCCTGCGAGTTGTGTTAGCATTCGCACTGTACGAACGGACTTAGGTTCACTAAACTTCCACGGCACTGGTAAGTTATGTTCTTTGTATAGGTCAGCTAAGATAGCTATATCAAAGTCTGGATCACACGCCCATAAAGCGATTTTCTCGTAGCCTTCCACCCGTGTCATAGCATACTCAACGCCACCATTGACGAAAGCCCCTAACTCGTGTAACACATATGCAACTGCGTCTTTTTTGCGGTTGTTCTTCAATAGAAACTCAATGTTATCTGTATTAACCATACACTGTTTAATCCACCACTGCATTGTGTTTATATCAACGTGGCGATTTGTTTGCTCCGACAGATCTAGTTCATAGTAAAACTCTCGCTCAATCTTACCCGTCATTGGGTCAAATTCTACCGCACCTATACTAAGAACCGCTGCATTAACAGCGGTAGATAAAGTTTCAATGTCAACCATTATGTGTTTCATTGTATTTTACCTCTGATTTTCTTCCGAAGTCATACTCGCCTACCACTGTAACAGTTGGGAAAGGTCTAACTTGATGTATATATTGCAATTTATTACTTACTTCTCCTTTCGCCGTTATTTTTTGTAGTGCTATCATTGGTGTTTGCACATAGCCATAGCGAGATAACTGCTCTTCCATAGCTGGGACAAAAAACTCACCACGCATACCTTCCACTGTAACCACACTTTTTCCAAACTCTACACCTTTGCCTTCTACTTGTCTTAAAAGCGTACGCCGGTAAGTCTCTAGCTCTAGTTTACGAAGACATGAACGCGCAATATGGCATTTCTTTGCTAAATCGAAGTCTGGCAACACAGATAAATCTTCTTCTATGTTACTAACTGATACTGCTTCCTCGTAAGTTGCTTCAAAAATGTCTGGCTTACATGGATAAAACTCACCTTGTACACCTTTAATGATGTAGGCGCCATAACTTGCATGTAGCGTACCTTCCAGTGTGTGAATTTCTGCAAAAGCATTTGCTTCACCAAAGATACTTACTTGTTCGGTGTCGACCCAATCTGGAATACCTGCTTCTATGTTTTCTTTGGTTAATTGCCATGCATCGATAGCGACTGGTTTTTTGTGATATTTAGCCATTTTTAATCTCCGTTTACTAAGTATTTTATTTGTTCAAGTGTTTCTTTTACCTTCACATAATTTGCACCATCAATTTTGACATCAATGTATACCCGAGTATACCCTAAGCCTTCGGCATAAACCGCATCAACAATGTGATCAGGGTTAAATAATCTTTCGTTACCTGCAGCGTCTGTTAGTGTAATTAGTCTTGCCATTTTGTTTCTCCTACTTATTGACCAAAATTTAGTTTATGTAGCACGGTGTCTAAGTCACCTTCTACTGTGATAGGTGTCTCTGTATCGGTAAACAAGAACAGTTTAGTTGTATTTGGTTCATCACCTTCTGTCATATCAACAATGTAGATCGGATTAACCACGTAAGGCTTACCCGAATATGTACTGATTAATTTAACTAATTTTGCCATTTGATAATTCTCCTAGTTTTTGTTTAGTAATGTATAAACTACGTAATCCCTTACGTCCTGGCCCAAAGATAAACGCGACCGAACTGAAGTTATTACCCTTGATTGTTTCACTTGTCATTGCAGAAATGAACGAGATTCTACCCAGCATAATATAGACCACTGCGATGGCGTTCTTCGCTGCGTAGTGAAACCATTTAGTAGAACAGTCATTCTTTAAAAGTGCGACGGTGTAGTTACCGTTCGCTGCTTCTGCGGCTGCTTTATTTAAGAAAGGCTGCACGTTTGAATAAGGTGGGTTTAACCAACATAGGTTACCCTCGCCCCACGGTGTAACCAACGTGTCCTGTTGTTCCGAGATAAAATGTTCGCACTTCTTATTATGTTTATTTGCGCATACATCTAGTTTAGATAAGCCACTCGGAACTAAGCCTTTGTTTTGTACGTAAGAAAAAAGCCCGTCCACAATTTCTTGTGGCGTGGCCCATAGATCTTTGTGCCACGCTTCCGTCTTACTAGATTGATGCACTCCTTTAGTTTCGTTCATTTATTCACCTCTTTTACCTCTTGCAGTTGCACATTCTTAATCGGTGCTAACTTTGCATTCTTTAGTTTTGACATTAAGAAACGTGCCTTCTTCGTGTCGCCTTCTGTTTTTATATCTAAACGGTACTCGCTGATACTCTGTGGAATCGATCTTAACACTAAGTTAGATTTGCCTACGTGAAGTATATTCGCTATATCGCTTAACAGATTGTCCGCACTTCTGTGTGCGCCTATCCGTGCTAGATCTATTGTTAAGTTGAAAATAATCATTTTGCACACCCATATCGTTGAGCAATATCACCTGCGCAATCTAACGGTAAGTCGTGATACCAGTCTCTTGATTTTTTCATTTGATACTGCATAATCTCACTAACTTCTTCTGCTAATTCGTCTTTGCAACACACGATTACTTCATCGTGTACGGTCAGACAAATATGCGCGTCATCACGCGACCAGTTACGTTTCGCAAAGTCTTCGCGGATTGCAATCATAATATCGCCCATAATTATGCGGCATAGGCTCTGGCAACAATTTTCATCGCATTTTCCAGAGAACGTCTTTTCCCAATCAGGTTTCTTAGTCTGTTTATTCTTGCCCCAGAACCAAAGTTCTGGACCCATTTCACCTGGTCGAACATGAATATCTCGGTAAGTAAGATGTAATCCGTTAGGGAGCGCTATGCGATGACCGTCTGTAGAAAGAATATTGTCCTTACAGAAAGATATTGTTACACCACTCACCATCGCACCAAGTGCTGACTTGCATTGTTTCCAACCACGTACAATATTACTCGCTGCACTTCGGTAAGCATTAACGAAACTTTGTAATTCGTCGTCCGTAAATTCTTCCGAACGTTTACCCATTACTACTTTAAGTCCATTTATACCTGCGCCATAGCCAAGGCCTAGTTGTTGTGATTTACCTACGAAACGTTGCGATTTGTTCACTTCTTCATAAGGTATTCCATAGGTATTAGCTGCTGTTACTTTGTAAATATCTTTACCTTGAACTAGCGTATCTAGCACCCACTCCTCACCCCACATCCAACTATTAGCGCGCAGTTCTACTTGCGCCAGGTCGAAAACCACAAGTTTCTTACCTTTTGGTGCTTTCAATGCGTCGCGTAAACCCATTACATGAAGTAGTTCTTCATCATTTTCTACCACACCTGCACGGGCTAACTGCACTTTACCGTCGTCTAACACTTTAACTACTGCGTCTGCCTTGTCGGCATAGAACACCTTAGTTCCAGCGGGTGTGTCTTTGTCTACTAACTGGTTACGGTTGAAGTTTTGAAGGTTAATACCGTCTGAGTTGTGGACGATCGCAATACCATATTTAGTTAATACCGCGAATCGGTGGTTTGGACCACAATTTACTATATCGTACACAGACTCTATCGGGTCGTAGCTATTATCTAGGTCGAACAATTTACCGTGATAAACATATCCTTCTTCACTAGGCGGCATGGGCGCGTATGCGATTGAACTTTTACCAGACTCACTTAGTACCCGTAGGTTTTTAATCGGGTAATACCCATCATTGTTACACAGAACTAAGTGGTCTGGTGTACCTACGATACCGTTGTAACTCGTAACTATCGCCTCACCGCGATATTGAACTCCGGCGTGTGATACGAAGTCTTTTCCGTCAAACACTAACTCATCTGGAGAAACAGTTACAATAGGTTTCCACGCTATGTATTTATCTTTCTCGTTCTTAACGAGTACTAGCGTATCTGCCACTAAGCAACCGCCCCATCTGCCTGTATGTGCTGCGTAATACTCCAATGGTATAGGAAGTAACCCACGGTCAGACATCTCTAACAGCGATTTGACGCGTGTAACGGCTTGTGAGCTTTTGTTACCAAGTCTTGCTTCTACCAACTCTACTACTGCAGGGTCGTCGTGTTCAAGTAATTTTAGAAAACCAAGGTCTTTCTTTGCGAACGCATACTTTGTTTCGCCCTTCGGGTTAAGCTTTGTCGGTGGGTCTACACCTAGCTCGCTTAATAGCATAGCGAATTTTGCGTCTGATCTTAGATCCTCTGTCGTAACTCCAACTTTATCTAGGAGTGATTGACGCTTTTCGTTAATTACTTTTTCAACTTCCTGCAGCACAGGTATATGTAGTTCAATCACAGGGAAGGTAAACATCTCAATCGTCAGTGTCATGACGTCAATTTCCTTCGCTGGGAACTTACGCTCTTTCATAAACCAATTATAGGCTGACCAAGTTAAGTCCACGTCGGTGATACAGTAGTCTGCATAAGCATCATACTCGGCTTCTGTGAAGTCAAATAACTGTTTGCCGTCTGCATTGACAACCTCGTCACCTTTATTTAACGTATTGAGTAAGTCTACTTCTTCAAACTTACCCCACTCTGTTTGACCATTGTCGTCGCGTACTATCCCCCAGTTGTAACGGTTACGAAGTTCTTTCGTGACGTTATCTAAGGAGTGGCCGTCCCATAACTGACACGCTCTGCTCATAAGCATCGTGTCTGCGATTTGTTTAGGGTAGATATTATAAATCCAACCTAAGATTGCTGCGTCAAATCGCGCATTGTGTGCGATAACTCGCACATTATCCCAACCATAAGCAATTTCAATATGCTTGATCCAGTCTTCAATTTCGTTAGGTTTAAGCCATTCTGTCGGCTTGTTACCCACTTTTACCGCCAGACCAATAATCTCAAACTTAGGATTGCGAATATATTTTTCAATCGTCATACCCTTAGCCGTTAAGGAGTACTTCTCTTTTTTGCTATAGTAGGTTTCAAAGTCAAGCGTAATTTCTACTAAGTCTTTCATTCGTCACCTCTATGCATAGGGTTAACACACCCTTCGTAGCCACAGCTGCATTTATATGGTGGTGTAATATCTACACCGTCTTTTAATACCAGGTGGTCGTTATGCACTTCGCAGTTATCTAGGAACTCAATATATTCCATGTCTGCATCGTACGTATCGCCTTGCTTGTATGCCTTTTCTAATTCGTCTTCGTTACACTTACGGATAAAGTTTAATGCGAACGTAGACAACTTAAACTGTAGTTTTATTACTGTATCACTTTGGTCGCTGTCTCTCACTTCGTCCAAGTTACAGTGTTCTTTTAGCTTAATCAAAAAATATGGGTACATACTGGTATTCAGCTTAAGCATCTTCAAAATGGTTGAATGTGATACGTTAAGCTCTGACACTAAATACGTTGTCTCTGTGTGTACGATTAAGCTAAACAACTTTTTATTTGCTTCCATGTTTGACTTGGTATCACCACGTCTTACACGTCGCTCAACTTGTTTCTTTGCTGTACCAAGTATGATATGTTCTTTTGCAATACAACGTGGGTTACCGCACGTTGTTGTAAATCTTGTGTTCACCGTCGTACCGGAGAAAAGTTTCATACCTCGCACTGTACGAATGTTTAGATTGGTGTATTTTCCATTTGATAAGCGTTTACCTATTACTGGTGAGTTACCAGACATTGCACCATTCCATATTAAACATTCACCTTCGCGTACTACTTTAGCCTTCACTCGCTCCGATAGACTTCGTTGCACTCGAGCCATTACGTCCTCTCTCTATGTTTACGAATTGTTCAAGCACGACCGCGATATACTCGTTCATAGAGATATTATGCTTACGTGCTTCTCGTTTAATTCTCGCTCTTAAGTTGCTGTCGATTGTTAATAAGAATTTCACGTTCATAACACTTGCACCACATCATTAATTTATGGTGCAAGTATATCATGTCATTTTACTGTGTCAACAACTTTTTTCAATTAATTACAACTGTCGTAATAATCTTCCGCTACAGCGTAGAAGTCAGCTTCCAGCTTCGCCCAATCAATATAGTTCCAGATGTCTAGATTAGCTTCCTCCGCACCTTTAATTGGGTTTTCAAGCCAGTCTTCTACTTGCGCTTCGACACACCGCTCCTTTCTAGAAGGTTCAGGTGGTTCTAGCATATAATCCATGTTCATAAGTACTCCTCTGGTAGTTCAGGTAATGGTTGCCAATGCGTAACTTTCATGTTTAACGCCCATTTACCATCTTCTATAAAGTTTTGTAAGATAAGTTTTTGCTGTCCTACTACTAGTACTACTTCACTTCTACCTTTAGCGTCTATCTCGGGTAGACGGTCTGTACATTTGATCCATTCCATTATTTAATCCACCACATAAATACACTATACGATACTGCAAGTGTTAAGCCTAACACCGTACCTACACAAACTGCGAACAACACTAATTGAATGATGCTCACGATTGCTTCTGCTATTTCTTTCATTCTTTACTCCTTAAATAATTTCACTTGTGACGTCGTCCCATCTTTAAATGTGATGTCTACTCGTACATTTAAACACTTCGGTACTTCATCAAATACGCCCATCAAGATACTTGCGTCAAAACCGTTCATGGTCGCAGAATGCTTACCCCACTTCACAAACCATTCCACCGTTGCACGCGGATTGAACTGCTCATGATCAAAACCAAGCTGTTCAATTTTACCTACCTCTACAAGTTTATTTCGCCATGCTATAAGCTCACCTTTCTGCATCTTTTCGCCACTTGGTTCAAACCAATACGTCAAAGTTCTTTCTTGTTTGAGATCTTCTCGGTATCTACCTTGCGATAAGTACCATTTCACGAACTCATCTAAACTGTCTGTCCGGTAATGTAGCACCTTGCAATCTTTGTTATCCTGCTCGTACTGTGTCAACACACTACCTAACACATTGAACGCCCATAGCGGAGCAAGCACAGCTTCTAAAGGCACGTCTACTCCTCGGTTTTCGATGATATAAGGCGTTGCTACCCAGTACATGGTGAGTGCGTTTAACGGGTTACATAACTGCCACAACTCCATGAGCTTTTCTGTCACAAAGTCGTTCATTTCCTGTAACTTAACTTCAGTAAATAGCTGTGCGTTTTCTTCCTTGTCTAGGTATACCTCACCGTCTGGCTTGCGACAGATAATTCCGAACTGGATATTCCACGCCCAGCGATGTTCTTTAAGCGCGGCTGCCTGTTGCTTTGTGATTGAGGTTACATTGCGTCTAGACAGACTATAAACACAGGTGCGAGGTATCATCTCGTTTCGGTCGCCTTTAACCTCACTTGTACCAACAACATTACACACCATTAGGTCTTTGATTTCGCTTGCAAGATAGCGCTTTATTCGTTCAGCGTGGTTATTCGCCACGCTTTTACCGTTCTTACGTCTATTTTTGCTCTTTGCTATTGCTTACCTCGATATTGTTTCGCAAGAATCTTAGTGCCTGTTCTGCGTCTTCTTTTGTGCGGAAAGCCAAACCAGCACTCACCAGCCCATTGTAGTAAACGTCGTTGTCACAATAGCTTGCATAGGCAACCGTTTTGTTTTTCATTGTATGAATAAACCAGAACTCTTCGTTTTCTTCTGGGATAAACGCTTTAGGTAATTTATGTTCAGCGATGTACCAGTTAAGGTCATTCTCGAAGTCTGATAGCTTCGACATGTAGGTTGTACCGTTATCTTCTCGTTCGACAATATAGTCTCCGTATGGCGTCTTGGCGACGCAATAAAAGTCTTTGACGTCAGCATCTAAAATCGTATATCGCAACGGTAATTTTTCTTTTAACGCCTTTTCGAAAATATTTTCCTCTGCTTCTGGGCTAGCTTCTGGGCTAGCTTCTGGGCTAGCTTCCGACCCATGGTCTTCCCACATTGATACTATGTCGTGCGAAGATGTTAAGCTACAATATTCAGTTCCTTGTTTAGTCCAAGTTCTACGACCATCTTCCCCTTCTACGTACCCACCGTAGGCAAACACACTTTCAAGATCGCAGCTGTCTACGTATGCCTTAAACCCGTTTCTTAATTTTACAGGTGCACCTCTTAGTGCTAATCCGAAGTAAATTTTTTCCATCTTAAATCACCTCTACTTTTCTTCTTTGTTACATTCAATATTTTGTTTAAGGAACAATAGCATCTGTATAGCGTCTTCTTTTGTTCGGAATGCAACGCCATTTGCTGCCGTGTCAATAATATTTTGCTCGTCTTCCTTGTATACCTTATGTCTTACGAACGGGTGATAAGTGGGGCTAACATACCAAAACGCTTCGCCAACTTTAGGAATAAATGCTTTCGGAATAGATCCTACTGGTCTTGCTGGTTCAACAATGTACCAATCAAGATCTTCCGTTAAACTAGACAATCTAGCGATAAGCTTAGTCCCTCTGTTTTCACGTTCTAATATATAATCTCCATCACGTGTTTTTGCAATACAATAAAAATTAGGTACGTCAGCTCTTTGCGTTGTATGTCGTAAAGGTAAGTTTTTATCTAACGCTTTTTCAATAATATTTTCTTCCGTGACTTGACCAGCTTCCAAGTTATCTTTTGTGTCATCTTCTATAACCGAATCTTCATCTTCTTCCTGCCACATACTAATTATGTCGCGTTGCGATTCGACAAAACAATACTCCGTGCCTCCATTCGTCCAAGAAGTAATTATCTCTTTTTCATCTTCTACGTACCCAGAGTAGACGAACACCGCACCTTTGTTGTACTTTTCAACGTAAGCCTTTTGTCCGTTTCTTAATTTTACTGGTGCACCTTTTAGTGCTTCTTCTGCATTAAATTTTTTCATACTAGATCACCTCTACTTTTTTTCTTGTATGTTGCGTTCATAAATGCCGATAACTGCACTTTGTTTTTATCTATCTTCGACTTTGCTTCTTCTGCAATATCAACGAATGCATAGTTATCAAGTTCAACTAATAGCTCGTCTAAGCACTTCTGCACCTGTTCAAAGCTACCACTGCCATCTTCTTGTAAATAACAATTATAAGCTTCGCACAACTCAACACGCTTTTTCTGCACTTCGCTTTTCACTAACATTCCAAACGGATTCACCCACTCAAAACATACAATAAAAGGGAAGTATGCCGTCTGTGGCACACGCTTCTCAGTCTTCATCAACTGTGCGATTGCTTGTAGTTTTTCTTGTAATTTTTCGTTTAGTTCCACACGCATTCTGTTACCTCTACCAAATTTCAATATCAATCATTTTGCACCCGTCAAGCCACACCTCAATCGTACGGATTAAGTCGTTTAATGCACGGAATTGTGCGTATCGATCCAAGTCGTTCATACGCTGCACCACGTCGTATAACTCGTTATAAGCGTCCTCTATTTTAAAAGCACATTCGCCACTAGCTTTATTTACTGCGTATTCATACGCGATTATTTCTAAAATAGTTTCAGACCCGCCTTGCTCTAACTCGCCTTTTTTATGTAAAGCTAATAAAATTTTTCCTTCTTCTTCCCAAAAGTCGCTAATATTAACTTTATTTGTTCGCTTGCTTGCCACCCATTCCATAAATAACGGATCACCAATAAGCTCACTCTCTCGGATAATAAAATCATGCCCGTAGTCTTTCATTTTTTCGCGCAAGCGCTGCACCCATCCGTCGCTTGCGATACCTTCTTTCAATGCTGCACGGTAAACATTTGTTAGTTGTTTTAATTTCTCAATCCCATTCATATTCTCACCTCTATCTTATGTTCTTTCAAATATTTGTTTAACCAAAGTTCTGCGGACGTAACATCGAAGAATTCGCCTTTGGTTATTGTATCACCCTCTGGTTCACTTATAGTAGCTACAAAACTACGAGAATAGGTGTTATACAAAATCATCGCGCACCCATTTTTCTCCCCGTGTGTAAAAGGCACATAGCTATGTATATAGATCACAATCCCATCTCTACCGTATATCAGTATCAATCAGTCCAGTATCTTGTGACCAGTCTTTCACCGCATCGCGTAGTTCGGACAGGGCGCTAAATCGCGCAAGTTTTATAGTTGTCTCGAAACACACATCACACAAAGCTTTGTACGCCTTGTCTAATCTTGCGAATTTGTCTGATTCAAGCATCATGGTTAATTCTTTCTTGGCAAGTTCTTCTAGCGCTGTTTCTTCATTTTTGCCATGGTGTTTAGCGCCATTATGCATCGCCATAAGTATCGCGCTCTCCATGATATACCCCACGCTAGGCACACTTACCAGGTCGGTGTGTTTCATCGCGACCAATTCCAAAAACTCTTGTCGGATCGCTTTGTCTTCTTCGATAACTAACTCACTATCTGCTAGGTTTAGATTATCTAACTTAGTTGTCCAGCTATCACTTTTTACCCCGTCCATTACAACTTCGTTGTATAAGTTAATTAGCGCTTGTAATAGTTCAAATCCGTTCATAATTAATTCTCCTCTTCTTTGTTCAAAATCTTAACTAGTCTCGGCTAGCATTCGTCCATTCTTGCAACCACTGCAGTAATTTTTGTGTGTCAGCACGGCTTAGGCTAAACTTATCCCCCTCTAGTACAAATCTCCCTTCTTCGTCTGTCCCAGCGTAAAAATTTGCTACTACTTCATGGTCGTCATTCTTTATCAAAAATGCTATGAATTTATCATCTACGTAACTCACGTTTCACCCCTATTCCTCAGTTAAAATCTTCACTAGATCTACGTCATAATCACTTTCTAAGCCTTTCAACAATTCCTTGTCAATATCACCTTGCCCTTGCAAAATCTCCGCGAACACTTCGCAACAATCATCAGGCGATAACTGGTTATGTAACCGTTCACTGTATCTAAACAGGTGCATAAATACATCACGCTCTAACCCTTGCCATGCGATTGCATTTAAAATTTCATCTAAGCCTAATTTCATCATTTCTGCTACCCTCTTAATAAGCCACGTAACAGTCCCACACTTGAACGTCGAACTCTCGTTTACTATAACGATCCGACTCCGTCGGTAAATTAAGCTCTAACCACTCTTCCACCTGCTCTACAATAATGTTGAGGTCTTCTTCTGTTAATTCTTCGTCCCACTTGTCGCCTTGTAAATATGCGACCTGATTAAGTAAGTATTCTCCGTAAATATAGACCAACATATTGGCAATTCTACAAGGCTCAATATCTGTCGTTACTTCACCAAAATTATCATTCTCATAGGTGTTCACTAATCTAATCGCACTCCACGTACCGACACTATCACAGGCTTCTTCCGATTCATTGTCATGGATAAATGTTTGTTCTTCATTAAATAGGTGATTATGTAGATCGCACACATACACCCCTTCTGCTGATTCAATTCGAACGTTAAACATCTCTCCCAGCGCGGAAAAAATCTTGTCATTGTTTAAGTTGTATTTTTCAAAGTTAATTGCTTTCATAATGTCTTATCCTTAATTGAATTTGTTTAATAATCTATTTCTACATTAATAATCACGTAGTCTTTAGGCTCAAATTCCACGCTCCCGCGTACGTGGAGCACCCAATCAGCAAACGTTCCCATAACCACGTTCACCTTACCTTCCCTATCTGCGATTGAATCTTTTAAGTGCTCTTTGAATTGTTGCTCATTGGTATACTCCGTGCCGTCCATGTCAAGTAGCCTTACTTCGTCTTGCTCAGTTAAGTTCTTGCACTCTACCGCTACAATGTATTTTAGTTTCATTCTTAAAATCCCCCCGTTTTATCCTTCCCAATCCTTCAACATTTCAGGATCGGCATCAGACTTGTATTCGCTCCACACTTGATCCACCTCATCAAACTGCACATCGCCACAATACCCTCCTGTGGTTATGCCTAACCCGGCACGTTTGGCAAAGTCTATTAGAATGAATTGTACCGTGTCCCACAACTTGCTAAATTGTGTTTTAATCTGCGCAACGTCTTCGCCTTCTTGCTCTAGTTCTTCGCAGTAATAATCTAGCGCATTTTCACCCATCTCCCCGTCTAAATCTTCCACATAAAGTTGGAAGCCTTCATAGTAGCCGTATTCCATTTTTACGCTAAATAGCTCCTCTGTCAGGTATGAAATAGGGTTAACCCGATTAATGAAGCTATTTACCTTCGCAACAAATTGACCCGCCCAATCTGATAGATATTCGTCGATCTGTTCTTCACCTTCGTCTACTGGAACAATGCCGACGGTTAAACTTTTTGTCTGTGTTGAAAAATTACAAGCACCCATTCTAAATTCTCCTATTATTTTATGTTCTATTTATAAGTTGTCTTCCGGCGTAAAATCACGCATTTTCACGCATAACCCATACCGACTATCAAAATGCTCATTACTACGACACTCATCATCACTATTTGCGAATCGTGCGCTTTTACCCGTGTTTTTCTCATAGTCCGCTAACCATTCCCGATCCATCGCTTGCACCCCGACAAACACCAGCCCCGCGATAACTAAAAATGGCGATAAATATTTAAGCATTGTCTGTTCTCCTCTGATTGTTACTGACAGTCATAAGCTGTTTCATTTTATCTATTACATCGTCTAAGTATGCGCTATAAAGTTCGTCGTCGTTGTCTTCCAACTTCTGCGCTAACTCGTCTATATCATACTCATCAACGTCATACCATATATATTTGCTACATAGCGATAGTAAGGTGTATTCGTTGACTTCTTCCTCTAGCTACTGTGCAAAACTCGGTTGACCATCACTCCACGCTACATAGTCTGGGTGGTCTACTTCTTTCATAAAATCGACTAAAGCGTATATATCAATCGGACTTGATTCAACACTGTAACAGCTTCGGAAGTTACCATATCCATCCAAATATACTTTGTCGTACCAGTTGTCTACACTACCGAAAAACACTTTTCTAGTAAGTTCCACACCGTCTTCGCCATACAGTTGTGCAAACTCTTCTATGCTGGCGTATATAACGTCGTCTTGTCCGGATTGAGCGCACCACTCGTTCCAAAGCGGAACTAAGTCATCAAAGCTCATTTGTTCTAAGTGTTGTTTAAAACTCATAATGTTCACCTCTCTTTTGTTTGTTAATAAATTTTATAAAAAGCCGTGCAAGACTAACTATCTCATAACTAGCTAGAATGACACGACCTTTGAAAAATTTACTTACATAAAAAACTACGTCGCATCTCTTATTACCACAACAGTGGTAAGATGAACAGCACACTTGTGCTGTTCAATGATAACTGCGAATGTAGCTTCTTTTTCTTTCACGCTTTTCATATATCGTCACTTATGTGACGATATAGACTACACACTAGTGTGTAGTCGTATTATTTCCTAATTGTTAAAGAGCAACTCAATCTAAGGCTATATATATTGTGTTCCTTGTCTTGATGTGCTCATTATACTACTTTTTTATCTACTGTCAAACTATATTTTAAAA